TAATTAAAGAATGGCTTTACAAAGATGGTGAACGGGCTGCCCGTTTAGAGTATGAGGTGTTGCAAGATAGCATAGAATATCAAGTACACAATCATAAAATATCAGGTATTATACCTTCTGGTGGAGGCAGTTCTGAACTAAGAACTATTAATCTATTAGAAACTATAGAAAAATTAAGATAAATAAGTGTATAATACAATATAAAGGAATAGATATGAATAAAAATATACCAATAGTAAGAATTTCCAAAAAAGGAGAATTTATTAAAGAATGGCCTTCAGTAAGCCAGGCGATTAGAAAGACAGGTCTTAAAAGTATCGGTGCAGCTTTACAAAGAGTAGACACTTTTTTTGTGGATGGTTCGATGTGGCTATATAAAGACGAATATAAAGATATTGAAGATATTACTATATTTGTTAAGCATTACAAAATGTTAAGATATATAGATAAACGGACTTTTATGAATATAAGACAATATAATAAAGAAGGAGTATTGTTAAACACTTTCGATACTTTAGAAGAAGCAGTATCAGAAACTGGCTCTAAACAAATCAAGTCAGCCCTTAAAGGATTACAGAAAACTGCTAACGGTTTTGTATGGAAAAGTGATATAGTGACAGACATATACAGAGAAAACATTAGAAACATTCATAATATGGATTTAGATGTTAAAAAAGCTTTTATAGACAAATTTGGAAGTATAGAAGGTTATTACAGTGCTAAGAAAATTTATGAGAACACTAATTCTTTTGCCCCAAACGGAAATATCTTCGAAACTGAAGCAGGAAAAGAATGGGATGACAAAGTTCATTTTATTATGAGATGGACTACAGGTAATCACATTAAAAATGCATTCAAGGCTATGAAAATAGATATAACTGACGATAATGTTTCTCAAAACCTTAAAGAAGGTAATATAGGTACTTATCAGAGAATCGCTAAAGTTTGGTGTGGAGATGGAACTCATGATGATAGAGAACTTGGCTCGGGTAGATGGAGTGTTAAGCCTAGATTGGCATCTTTTCCTAATACCGGAAATAAGACTATTCCAATTACTAAAAGAGTTGATATCATTAGTAATTGTTCACATCACAATATAGTATTTTCGACTCTACAGAGGGAAGACAGTTATGCTGTAATTAGTTACATACCTGATGAAGAAGTACTTGGTATTTCTAAGTTACAGAGAATAACTGATTGGGTGTCACAACGATATTGGCTTCAAGAAGATTTAACCAAAAAGTTATTCGATGAGGTAGCTCTTGTAGCTAAAACAGAATCTGTTTTAGTTGCTTTAATAAATGTTACTCACGGTTGTGAATCTTTTAGAGGAGCAAAAGCAAACGATGGAGCTTTTACAAGTATGCATTATGGAGGAAAGTTTGAAGATGCGGATATTAGAAATAGTGTACTAAATAACGCTTAAATAAGTTTAGGGATGGAGAATCCATCCCTAAAAGTTGTTATATAACGATTTTATATAATTCTTTGTTATAGTAAAATTTAATGAGATTTTAGGTAAAATACTATATAATAGTATAAATAAGAAAAGGAGATAAATGAAATATATTATAGATAAAAGCTTTAGCTTTTGTTATGGACACAGAGTTCATAACCAGCGTTTAAATACAAAGTTTACAGAATCTGGAAATGCTTGTTTGGCATGTAGACATTTACACGGACACGAAGGTTTGGTTAAGGTTTTCTTAGAAGAAGATACAGATAGTACAAATGTTGCTGATACTGGAATGGTAACAGATTTTAAACACCTTGGTTGGTTTAAAAATTTCTTAGATGATACTTTAGACCATAAATTTATTATGGATTTAGAAGATCCATTGCTATATAATGAACTTGTTCATTATTCACATTCTTTTGCATCAGAAGAAGATTATCAAAAGTCTACTATAGAATTAGTAAGTAAACAAGTTGCAACAGACGGAACAGTAAAAGGGGTAAGGAAAGACAAATTAGTTGCCCATAAAGAAGGTTTCTATACTTTAGATTTAAATCGTTTAATTAATGATGGAACACCACACGAAAATGCTAACTTTGAGAAATACGAAGGGATAGTTTTAGTAGATTTTGTTCCTACTTCTGAAAATTTAACAGCTTGGTTAGTTTCAGTAGTACAAGATAAAATGAAAAATTTATCTGGGGTAAGAGTAAAAGCAGTAGAATATTGGGAAACACCAAAAAGCCATTGTAGAGTAGAGGCATAAATGAAAGAATGTGCCAACTGCTACTTTGGTGAGAAATGTAATGTAAAAGAAGGATATACGCATTGTAGAATATATGATGCTTCTTTTACTGATGATTCCAGATGTACTAAATACGAAAAGGAAGATAATGTACACAAAAAACAGCAAACTTTATTTTGAGCCTATTGACTTTGAAAAAGCAGTGGAAGATTTAGAAACAAAAATTCAACTTCATACCAATGTACACTTAGTAACTTTATACAGGGGTGGATTGCCTCTTGGAGTAAGAATGAGTAATCAGTTGAATCTTCCACTTAGTATATTGGATTATCAGAGATTGGATGGAGATTCTAAAGAAGTTGCAATGATGAAAGACGCAGGAATTAAAACAACAGATGTAATATATTTGGTAGATGATATAGCAGATGAAGGAATTACAATTACTGAAGCCATAAAGTTCTTACAAAGTGAATATCCAGAAACAGAAATAGTAATCTATACTATATTTGGCAATAGTGGTAAACATCCTAGAGAATGGCAGTACACTTTTAAACATAGTGCCGAGTGGATATGTTTTGGACCTTGGGAGGGCTATAATTAGTGGCAATATTAGGAGGAATACTTTTAATTTGTGCTGCCCTTTTAATGTTTAAGGGAAAAATATATGAAGCAAGTATGCTCTATATTGCTGCAGATATTGCTTGGATTTACTTAGCTTGGTTATCAAGTAATATGATAGGTGCGGCACTTGTACTTATAGGTGGAATACTTAACTTTGGGGTATTTTTAAAAATGCATAAAGGAATGTTCGTTAAAGATTTAAAGAAAAATAATTCTTATAAATAGTTTAAAAGGAGTTATTAATGTTTTTAAACGAGCAATTTCAACCTCTTAATGAAGATTTAAAGTTTGAAGCTTTATCTCAATTAAGAGAAATACAATCCAATCTTGTAGGAATCTCCTTCCTACCAGTTATAGCAATCATGAAACCTGAGAATCCTTTAAAGAAAGAGGTTTTAGAATTTCAAGATGGGCTAGACGAACTTACAATGAAAATTCAAAACTTTATATCAAGCGCAAAAAATGACATAACTTACGATTCTGAAGAAGGTGAAGAACCAGAAGCTGAAGAGCCAGAAGCTGAAGAGCCTACAAGTGACGAAAAAGAAGTAGAAGATTCATCAGAACCTAAAGATAAAGGAGACAAGTAATGTATGACTTTGGCAACAAATCTAGGGAACAATTTAATACTTTACATATTGATTTACAATTGATCCTTAAAGAAGTTATTAGGATATATGATTTTAGTATTCTTGAAGGCATTAGAACAACGGTGAGACAACAGGAGTTATTTAAAAATGGCCGTAGTAAACTTGATGGTATCAATAAAAAGTCTAAACATCAGGGCAGAAAAGACAAAGATGGAAATATTGTTTCATTCGCTGTCGACATAATGCCATACAAAAAAAATACAAATGCTTTTGAAGATACCGAAGATGCAAGAAAAAGATTTTATTTCCTTGCCGGTATAATGTTTTCAGTTACACAAAGATTGTTAAAAAAAGGAAAAATATCTCATAACATAAGGTGGGGTGGTGATTGGCAAATGGATATGGTATATAATACTAAATCAGAATTTGTAGATTTACCTCATTTTGAGCTTATAAAAGTTAAATAGGAGACAAATATGAAAACATTTAAAGAAATGGCTCTAAATGAAGCCGCGAAAGAGTTGGATAAATACGCTTTAAGAATAGACGAACAATTAACTTATCTTTATATTAATGATAATGAGTTACAAGAAGCACTTGAAATACACAATATGGAAGGAATGGAAGATAAAATTTTATTTGTATTTGGTATTAAACAAGATATGGGATTAAATGTATTTGAGGCTGTTTATGCTCAGAAGGGATATGGTCCTATTGCTTATAAAACAGCAATGCAAATGATGGGGGAAATGGCCCCTTCTCAGGACAGTAGAATTACTAAATCAGCGCAAAAAGTTTGGGAAGAATTTTTTAGCGGAAAAGGCTCAAAGGATGTAAATAAAGAATTATTTGGAAGTACAGAAGGTAATTGGCAGAGATATACCTATTCCCTTAAAAAAGAATTAGACTATGTTACGAATATTAAAAATAATGATAACTTTATTGGTAAAGACCCTTATAACGAAAAAACTAATATGCTTAATGAAGTAGCAGACGGACTTCTTATTAACAGTATGAGAGCCATATATTAATATAAATATTCTAAAAGGGAGATGGGTATGGGAACATTTAAAGGATCGATGTAATAACTGAAGTTGTGAAAACCGGCACAAAAAATACAGAGTATGCTATTAAAAATAGTGAAGATATATAGGAATTTCTTTTGAAGAAGAAACATATAAAAAGGAGAAGAAAAATGATAACATTTAGTGAATACTTAGTAACAGAAGCAGAAGAGGATAATACTTTTTATGCAAGATCCAATATAGGCAATACAGAAGTACTATATCAAGTAGCAATGAGAGCAAAAAGTGCAACTGATTTAGAAAAGGGAATGAAAAAGATGTTCAGTAAATTTCCTGATAGAGAGAAAATTGATTTGAAAAAAGTTAATTGGAAAAGTATATATACTGAATTAAATGAGGTAGCTCAAGGTACAAGTATACTAATCGAAGGATTTAAAACTAAAGAATACGATGAAATGATGGACGGTCTAGATACTGATAAATTTACTAGTGCAATGTATGATTGGTTTCAAGATAATTATCCTGATGCACCAATATATGGTGGAGATGCAACTCCAGATGAATTTATTGATTTATTAGACCAAGAAAACGATGGTAAAATGATTAAGAAATTCTATAAAGACATGAAGAAATTTTTATAAGAATTGCATAAGTCCTTTATAAATAAACTTAAAGGATACTTATGACAGGTATATTTGATGAGTTAAAAAAAGCAAATAACAACTTAGAAATAGATGATTTGACTAAGGATAAACTTCTTAGTCAAATTGACACCCCAAAAAATCAAGAAGGCTTCTACTTAGACGCCTTTGAAAATGTAATTTCATTCAACGGAATTAGGCAATTAAAAAAACCCCACACAAAATTAAAACTTAACAAATATCAACAACAAGAAATTCTAGCATGTCATAATGACTATTTTTATTTTAGAAGAAATTATTGCAAAATTTTAACTAAATCTGGTATTGGGAGACCCGAACCAAGAGGTTATCAAAAACGGCTTGAAAATGATCTTGTACAAGGTGATGATGTTATAGCATTCTTCCCAAGGCAAAGCGGGAAAACAGTTACCATTGCAACATATTTATTATGGCGAGCACTTACTTCTGAAAATATTAATATCGGAATAGCAGCAAATGTTATGTCACTAGCAACAGAAGTCCTAGATAAAATCAAGAAAATATATATTGAAATGCCTATTTGGTTACAACCTGGATTAATGAGTTGGAATAAAAGAAGTATAGAACTTGATAACGGTTGTAAAATCATGACAGCTGCAAGTAATTCAGATGCTTTTAGAGGGTACTCATTATCTATAATGTATGTCGATGAAACGGCCTTTATTAGAAACAATCTTTTTGAAGAATTTATGGATTCAGTTATGCCTGCTATGTCTGCTATTCAGGATAGCCAGGCTATTTTTTCGAGCACTGCTTCGGGTTTGAATCACTTCTACTGGATGGTAGAAGGCGCGAGAAAAAAAGAAAACGGTTATAATCTTTGTGAAGCAAAATGGCAAGAAGTCCCTCGTTTTCACAAAGATGGTAGACCAAAAACTCCAGAAGAATTTAAATCAGAACAAGTAGCAAAGAATGGACAGACTCATTTCGAACAAAATTTCGGTAATTGTGTGGGATATGATACACTTATAGATATAGAAAATTTAGGAAGTATAAAAATAGGAGATTTATATAATTTGTTGTAAAAATAATTAATATTCTCATTAATTATTTGGATAGGAAAAACATAAGTTATGCTAAATTTGTAGATATAAAGATGAGAAATGGTAGAATTATAAATATAGATAAACCCAAGTGTTAAATTCCAAAACGGAGAAGAAATAAATGAAGATGTGTGTGGATTGTTCAAAAGAAATTAAAGCCAAAAATAAATCAAATATTAGATGTTATTCTTGTTCAAACAAAATAAGATACAAAGATAAAGAGCATCTTAAAAATATGAAAGAATCAATTAGAAAATCAAGAAAAAAAGAACTAAATTATGATGGTGATTTGTATGATTTAGATAAGCTTAAGGATGTTTTAAAAAATTTTGATATAAATAAATATACAGGCTCAGGGAAAAACAGAACTTTTTATAAAAATGAACCCAAAATAATGTTTTCTTTAAAAAAGCACTCCAACCACCTTGCTTTGAAATATAGCTATATAAATAGATGTATTTTATCTGATTATACTTTAGTAACAAAGGGTATAGACTTGTGCATTTGTAGTTGCAAGAAAACTTTAAAATGGGATTATTCTAAAAAATCATTTCAAAAAGCACCAAAATGTTGTAAATTAGGACCTAACTCTATAGAACGCAAAATTTTAGAACATGGTGAAGAAAAGGGTAAAATTATTTATGAAGAATTTTGTAAAAAAAATGGGGAAGTTAGGAAGGGTTTTTTAAGTTTAGAATACTTTAAAGAGAAATATGATACCCAAGGCCAAGAAGAGTATGATAAATATTGGCAATTTAATTTTTCTAAAAGAAAACAAGTAAATTTTAGTAAAATTAGCCAAGAATTGTTTAATAGCATAATCATAAATAAAAAAATAGATAAAAGTTATGTTAGATTTGCAACTTTTAATGATAAAGGTGAAGTGAGAATTAATTTTAATAAAAAAGATAAAGAACTGATTGGTGAGTCAAGAGTTTGTATGTATTTAGACTTTGTATATAAAGATAAAGTGATCGAATTTGATGGCGCTTATTGGCATAGAAATTCGGAAGAACATGACAAAATAAGAGATGAAATTCTTAAAAATAAAGGTTATAAAATTTTAAGGATAAAAGAAAAATATTATAAAAAAGATAAAAATAAGGAAATAGAAAAATGTTCAAACTTCTTGATAAACCCTTAAAAGTAAAGACACCTAATGGTTATAAAACCTTTACAGGAATACAAAAATATACAAAAAAAACTTATTTGTTAATCACTACTATAGGTGAAATAGAAACAGCAGAGCTTCATAGATTTGTAGTAGATGGTAAAGAAATCTTTGCAAAAGATTTAAAGGTTGATGACAGTTTACAAACTGAAACAGGTCACACAAAAATAAAAAAAATAATTAAAGGTCCCGTCAAAGATGTTTATGATTTAACTAATGTGGATGGAGAGATATATTATACTAATGGAATATTAAGTCATAATACATTTTTAGGTTCTTCAGCTACTCTTGTATCGGGAACAGCACTTAAAAATATCACCCCTATGAAAGACGAAGATATAATTTTCAATTCATTATTTGACGGACTTAAAGTTTATCAAGAAGTAAAAGAAGGCCATAATTATATTTTAACTTCAGACCCTAAACAGGCTGGGATAGATAGTATAGGATTGCATGTTATTGATGTAACAAATATTCCTTTTGTGCAAGTAGCATCTGCTAAACTAGATGAAAGTTTTTTAGTTATTCCTAATAGAGTATATGATTTAGGACATTATTATAATGATGCTTATGTTGTTCAAGAAAATAATATTGAAGCTAATCTTATTAATACTTTGCATGATCAACTGGAATATGAAGGTGAAATTTTTAGAGAAAGGAAAACTTCAGGTAAAGGTTTTAAGAATATTTGGGGCATCAGAACAACCACAAAAACTAAAAAAATGATGACTTCTTTTCTTAAAAAATTTGTTGAAGATGGTCTTTTAGAAATAAACGACAAAGCTACACTTGATGAGATGTTTAACTTTATAGAAAAGAAAAATGGAACTTATAGTGCAGAAGAAGGCTATAAAGATGACTTGGTTATGAGTTTAATGCTTGTGTTTGCACCATTTTTTGATATTAAAAATTGGGATAACTTCAAAGGGTTTAGTTCATTACTTGAGAAACGAGCTGGACAACAAGAAAAAGAAGAAAAAGAAACTGCTGAGTTTTTAGACTTAGGATTTGCACCTGATGATAATACAACTGTTTCTCCTTTTACTGAGGGTGCATGGGATGAAAATGACTTCGGTACGGATGCAATGGAAATGTATCAACAAGATATGGACGATAGAGGTTGGTAATTTATAAATATTAATAAACGGGGGACAAAATGAATCTTAATCTTGGAGACAACAGTCACAATAGTGAATATGAATTATTTAGAAGTACTTCCGAAGAACTCATATCAATGTATGGAGTCCCGATAAAATATTTAATAACCGAAAAAATAAATCAGGATAAAATCTTTGGAGAGCATAGCCATATCAAAATAGATAATGAGGCTATCCACCAACTATATGCTATGCCATCCGCAACAGATATGTGGGAAGGAGATAGTAATTTATTTAGTAAATTTGGTTTACAAAATTTGGATACTATGAGCATTTTTATTTCTAGAACAGATATGGAAAAAATTCATCCTGAGATAACTAACAGAGAAGGAAAAGCTACAGTTAATAACCTGCCTAATGGAAATTTAGTTACTTTTGAAAATAATAAAATCATGGAAGTTACTAATTTCGAATTGTCAAGCACTGAAACTGGTAATAATAATGTTTTTACTTCAGATAGAGATAAAAATGTTTATAAATTAACTCTTAAATCTTATTTCTACAATTCGGATGACACTTCAAAAGCAGATGAAATAACCGATAGCGCAAAATTTGAATATGAAGATTTTGGTAACTTAGATGCTATTTTTAGAGATGACGAAGAGCAAAAAGAAGAAGTATTAACAAGGTCAGAAACGCCAGTTATGGAAGATGAAGTTATTTATCCTGCTGAAGAACGAGTAAAACCAGTTAGAAGAACAGTAGACGAAAATAATCCATTTGGCGATTTCGGATAGGAGAACAAATATGAAAACATTTCAAGAAATGGCAGTACAAGAAGATTTTAAATATACTGGCAAACTCAAGCCTTACCAAGTACTTTTATTTACGGCATATACAGAATTTCTACAAGATTATTTTGAGACAAATATTACTCTTAAAATTTCTTTTAGAAAACCTAAGAAGGATTACTTCGGTGATGTAGACTTAAACAAGCTTAAAAAGAAAAATTATACAATAACTATGGAAAATACTCCTTATGGGATACTAGGTAGAATAGGGCACGAGTTTACTCATATATCACAATACCTTAAAGGAGAATTAAATACTTCAGATAATAAAAAATTTATTACTTGGAAAGGTGAGGATTATATCTCAATAGAAGATTATAACAACATTAAAGATATGCCAACCTATAAAGCGCTTCCTTGGGAAACTGAAGCATATAGCAATCAGGAAAAAATACCAGTGTTATTTAAGAAATCGAAGTCCCTTAAAAATATCTTAGGGCAAAATACTACTTTAGATTTTGGTGTAGAAAACGACCTATGGTTTTAATTAAGTAAAAAAAGTGTATTATGTAGAAAACAAAGGATAAGAATAATGAAAAATAAAGAGATAGGCGTTACGCCTACTGGAGTTTCTTTTAGCGATGCATCTCAAGAAAAACAATTAGCTGATTTACTTAAAATGAAAGCAGAAGAAAAACTAAAGTTATCAAAAACAGTTGGCCTAAGAGTGCTTAGTAAATCTAAATTTTATTATAGTAGTACTGGTGACCTTAGAGAACATATTGCAAGTTATAAAGGTTATGCAATAATGATAAAACAAGAAAAAATTTCTGAAGACTATAATGAAAAAGAAGTCTTAATGTTTCCTTCTTTAATTTCTTTAATTGACCTCAAAAAATTAAAGAAAGTAAATGGAAACATAGTTAGAAAATTACAACCAAAAACCATCCACGAGTATGAGAAAATTGCTTTAATATATGGAGTGCTCACTAAAATAGACGAGGGTTTATAAAATGACTCCTTTGTCCATTAGTATAGTTTCTAAACCCCAAGATTATAAGATAAAAAAGCAGCATAAATATGCATTATCTTTTTTTAAATTTGGAGTAATTATAGAGAAAAATGATGAAACTATAATCCAAGGTGAATTATATGACATTTCTAATGACAAAAGTTATTTAGGGAAAGTACAAAAGAGTTATGCCGATATTTATGACTTACAATTAAAATGGCCATTCTTAAAAACTAGATTTTCCTTACAGAAACTCTTTCCTATTTAACTTTGGCTTAAGATTAATATGTTATAATATTATATAAAAGGGATATAATATGAAAACACAAAAAGAATTATTACAAGAACTCAAAAAAACACAATCAATAGCAAGAAGCTTACAAATAAACTTAGATAAAGCAGTTGAAAAGGCTAAATATTGGGAAGATAAAGCTTCCCAACAAAATGAATGTATTGTGTCTCAAAGCAAAAGATATGAAAAATTAGAACAAACTATTAAGGAAAATACACAACCAATTGATACTGTAGTTAGGATTACTGAATTAGAAGCTGTTTTACAAGCAGAAAGAACAAGAAACAAAGAACTTGATAAAATGCTTGAAAATTATGAAGATAATTTTAGTAGTATGTCATACAAAATTAAATCTTTAGAAAAAGATATTAAAGATTTAACAAATACTTGCGATTCACAAACTAAAGATTTAAAAATAGCACAGGCAAATGAAAGTTTATTTTTAAGGGAAATAGCAAAATATTCCCAAGCTAGAAAAGATTTTAAGGAAAAGTCTAGAAAACATAGTAGAGAAAAAAGAACTTGTAACCCAAGACCTCAGAAAACAAAGTCTTTAAGAGATATTAATCCAAATCCAAGAGGATTATGTTTTGACGAAATGGTGACAAAAGAACAACAAGATAGAGAAAGTTATCAAGAGAAAGAAGTTTTTAAAGCTATTAAATCAATTAAAATAACTTTTGATAAAATTGGCAACTATATGCCTAAAAGGGGTTAAAATAAGACTCTATTACTAAAATTAGAAGAACACAAGTCAGAAGGAAGAGACCTAGATTATTTATGGGTATATGAAACAGATATAATGGCACAGTATCAAATTATTTCAATTTACACAAGTAGAATTGAAACTGATAGGTTTACTATTAGTAAGGAGATTAACTTTAACACACCCAAATTTTCAAGAATTACTAAAAAGTAATAATCTATTGAATAAAAGAGATAACGAAATTAAACAGAAAGAAACGGATAATGATAAGTTTATTAATACTTAAGATAAGTTACAGAATGTGGAAGAGACTCAGAATAAGTAAGATTCAAAAAAGTACAACAGTTAAAGAAAATTAAACTATAGAAGAGGATTATATGTTAGAACTTAATGAAACTGCCTCTATATTAAATATAGATAAAGATGGGAAAATTGTTTTTTCAAAAGGAGATATTTTGAAAAATATCTCAGATGCTGGTGAAAACTTTATTGAAATTGGTAAAGTAAAATCGAATATAGGCACAATAACCAAAAAGAATAGCGATTATACTTTAGAAGTCCCTAAAAATTTTAATGGAACTATTGAATTATTGATGAAGGCAACAGATGGGTATATTGAAGTGCCAAAAAAAGCTCTAATTACAGTTCAACTAGAAAATAATAATCCCAAAATTACTTTTATTAATCCTAGTTTTTTGGAAGATGAAGGAGTTATTGTTAATTTAAATATTCTTGATGTTGAGAGTACAACTGTTGAAGTTTTTCAAAGTTCAAATAACGGAAACTGTATAATAAACACAGATAGAAATTTAGAATATACACCAGTAAAAGATTATAATGGGGCACAAGAAATTACGATTAAAATTTCTGATGGTAATTCAACCACATATAAAACAGTTGAAATAGAAGTATCTCCCGTAAAAGATAAACCTAGTATTAAAATCTTACAAGAGATAACAATAGATAAAGACTCAGAAGAAATTATAAGTTTTGATATGCAAAATATTAACGATGATATTATAAATTTTGAAGTTTACACACCAAATAAGGGAATAATAATTGTAGATGGGTCTCAAGTAACATATATTCCTAATGAAAATTATAATGGAACAGATGTCTTAACTATTAAATATACAGATGGGATAGCACAGAAAACAAGCACCGTTAATATTAATGTTCAAAGTGTAGATAATAAATCTTATATTAATGTGGTAAACGGAGTGCATATGGTAGAAGACAAAGTACAAGAAGTATTAATAACGGTCGGGAATTTTGAAGGTTTAAGTATTTTTAGTGCAGAGGCGGATAATGGAGTTTGTATTGTGGATGAGAGTGGGAACATTGTTTATTCACCAAATGTAGTTTACAATGGAACAGAAACAATAGTAATTTCTGCAACAGACGCAGATAGTGTAACAGTTTCTAAAAATGTAAATGTACAGATAGATAAAATGATAGATAAACGAAACCCATACAGAAATGGTTGAACATACAGAAGAGGTAGTAAGTTGATACATCTTATAAAAAACTATATTGAATTTAACCGAATCTGAATTATAAATTACTAAATTAGCAGAAATAAATACTAAGAAGACAACAACAATATGAGCCGGACAAAGTTATGTTCCTTCAATAATTACTTAAGTAAAATAGCAAAAAAGGAGTTAATATGTTTAAATACCTATTTGGTGTAGAATATGTCACTAGGAGTAATAAGAAACTGGTTGTTTTTAAAAACTGGTTTAAAAAAGGTTATACTGTTAAAGTAAAGATTTGGAACTTTTTATATCAAGAATACGAATTTTTTGATGTAAATCAATTTAGTAGCCTAGAATTAGTTGATGATTATATAAAAAGGAATTAAAGGGTAAAACATGACATCTAAAAAAGAAACTATATATAGTATTAATAAATTAATTAAACAATATCAAAAGCGTTCACAAAATGTTCAAGAACAGTCATCAAAAATGACTCAAGAAAAAGATATAGTTTTAACTGAAGGGTTTTTGCAAATAGAAATATTACAAAATGAGGAAATGCTTATAGAAGAGTTCATTTCTGATTTGAAAGACTTGCTTGAAGATATACAAGATGAAAATTAATGAGTTCACAAAAGAATTAATTAAGGAATATCATTTACCCATGATGAGGGCAAAAATGCTTTTTGAAGGTTGTAAAAATTATGATGAAGCATTAAGAGTTCTTGCATTAACAGAAGAAAATTGGAGTTGGAGTATATTGGATTATAGAGATTCAGAAGAATTAAAAAATCTTAGAAAAATTTTTCAAGAGGAAGAAAAACTTGTTTATATTCATTGGGGTTTATGGAACCAAGACAGAGGCATACCAGATTATGAAATTTGGAAAAGAAGATATTTAAAAGGAAAATAATGAATAAAACATATTCAAAAAATAAAAAGGCATATCACGATTATGAAATGTTGGAAAGTTATGAAGCAGGTTTAAAATTATCAGGTGCTCAAGTCAAATCTGTAAGGGCAAGTACAGTAAACTTATTAGGTTCTTATGCTTCAGTTGAAGATGGAAGTAAAATAATTCTTAAGCAATGTCACATATCAAAACCAGACCATTTGGGATATATGGCTAAAGGATTTGATGAAACTGCCCATATTTCATTATTACTTAGTAAAAAAGAGATTAAAGAAATACTTAAAATGGTCCAGAATCCTGGAATCAGTTTGATAGTAACTTCCATTTATCAAAGAGAAAATACAAAGAAAATTAAATGTAAACTTAATATCGCCAAAGGTAAAAGAGATTATGACAAACGAGAGTCTTTAAAAAGAAAAGCTCAAGATATGGATGCTAAAAGAGCAATGAAAAATTATTAATTTTATTTTAAAGTTGTTATGTTATAATTATATTAATAAAAAAAGAAATGAAAAATCTTCTTTAAATAAATTAATTACACAGAGACTTCAAAGAATCATTATGAAATTAGAATAGACACAGCAAATAGCACTTATTGGTTCCAAAAAGGACAATCAAGTGAAGAAAACTTCTAACAGAAAAAGGAAAATTAACAATGCAGATGGCAATAATATCTTTAATAATGAGGTAATTAAATTGTTGTCTAAAAGAACCTTAAACAAAAAAGAAAGGAACAAATATGAAAATCTATAGAAAAACTTACAGAAGTTGTACTACTTCAGAATCAGTGGAAATATCAGATGGACAAGAAGAACTTTATGAAAAGGGCAAAATTTCATTAGAGGATTTATTTAGTAATAAAGAAAAAGAATTATTAAACAAAAATAAAAATCCTGAAATTGAATATGAAAATAGGGAATATAGCCGAGAAGTTGAATATGAATTATCCTGGAATTAAGTGAACTCATTACATAACTACTTTAAAAGATACTTTTAGTCATTTAAAAATGATGAATTAATTGATAATGCTTATGATAACAAAGAGGAAGTTAAAAAGCCAATGAGGAACATAATAAATCATCTTGGCATTAGACTTTAAAAATTGAAATATAGGAGAAATTTAATGAGCTTAATTTTAAAAGAAAATTGGAAAAGGTTTAAAAAAATTATAATTGAACCTACACTTAGGGACAAGAATAATAAATATTATCACAATAAAACCGTTTATATGAGAAAGTTACAAAGTAAATTATTTTTAATTGCAATATTAGCAATCGGTTGTTTTATGCCTAGTATTTATTTTGTGCCTTCTGTAATGGTAATAACTATTACTTGGCTTATAGGAAGATATTATGATACTAAATTTGATGAGGGATTTATCAATCCTTTAAACGAAACTCATAGAGCTTTGTTAAAAAGATACAATAAAATGGCAGTGGATAATGCTGATAATAACCTCGAGGCATCTCAAGAAGTTATTAATTTAACAAATACAGCTTTAAAACATTATGAAAATTGGCCTGTAGATAAAACTTCGAGATGGATAGGGTATGCACAAGGTATGTTAATTCAGAATAAATTTACAACAGTAGATAAAGAACGGGATTTCAGTCGACCTTTATTTCATAGAAGTTATAATGAATTAGGTTATGATAAACCAAGATCAGTGAGTATTTATCAAGAAAACTAAAGAATTAACTAAAAAATAGTATAATAACTATATAACTGCAAAGGAAATGATAGAATGCAAAGAGATAAAAAAGACAATAACGAAGAGAGAAAGAACAATAATGAAGAGAAGAAATTAAGTTCAACAAAACATACACTTTTTAAGAAAAAAATACATAGTTCTGAAAAAGCAAATAAAAAAGGTTTATTTAAAAGAGTGCCCGGATATACACAATATAGGTTTTTTGTAAATGATTTTGAGGAATTTGAAAAAGGACTTCATGACATTTATAACGAACTTTGGAACGCAGGGGGGAGTGATAAATTAGAATTGAGAATTAACTCAAATGGTGGAATGGTTAATGAAGGGGCTCAATTCTACTCAATAATCAAAAATAAATTTAATGGAAGAACTACAACTATTCTCGATAATAAAGGTTACTCAATGGGAGCACTTGCTTTTTGTATGGGTGATAAAAGAATAGTAACAGAAAGAGCAGATTTAATGTTTCACGATTATTCAGTAGGTGTTCTCGGAAAAGGTGGAGAAATTCAGGCAAGAACTGAGCATACACAAGTATTCATAAGAAAATTCTTTAAAGAGATTATTAAAGACCAAGGTTTTTTAACTAAAAAAGAATATGAAAACATGCTTATTGGACAGGATTTTTGGATGAATGCAGAAGAAATGTGTAAAAGAGGTATTGCAACTCATGTGCTTATGAATGGCAAAGAGATTAAAGCAAAAAAATATTTAAAACTATTACAAAAAGGAAACTCAAATGAAAAAAGTAAAAACGATAACAGCAAAAAAAGCAAATAAGTTAATTAAACAATACACAGCAGAGATAATGGATACAGGTAATTCAGATAAAATTGATAAGATAGAACGAAAAATTGCTATTCTTGAGAACTTTATCAATTTTCAAAAAGAACTATTTAGTTCTGATTGGTAGAAGATGTTGAATACAACTAAATATAAAGGCCTTGTTTCGCAGGGCTTTGATTATCATCACGGCTATATAAAAATAGAGAAAACATATAATAGTAATATGGAAGGCTTTACAGGTTTATCACTGGATTATGGATATACTATGAAGAAATTCTTTTACGATATGCAATATATAAAAGATTTTACAGAAGAATTTGATAATGAAATCTTAAATAAAATCATAAATTTGAAGAAACGAGACTTATGTTTAGATCTTGAGAAAAAATGGACTAATATTGGAAAAGAAAGTGTTTTTAATACCGATTTAGGTGTAGCAAAATTATATGAAGAACCTCTTAAAGAATATTTAGATGATACTTCATTTATAACATTTAGTAAGGAATATTATTTAAAAGAGGGTTTTAGTTTTTCAAATATCAACAAAGACCAGGATATGAGTAAACAACCATCTAATAAGAGATATTTTAAATCACTCTACGATACTCATAAAAAAGATTCACTGCTTATAGCTTTAGAAGAAGCTATTGGAGCTAATGAAGAAACTTTAAGTAAGGCACCAAACTTACAAGGTATTTATTATGTTAATTCAAGTAATAAAAATAAACCCCAAATTTATAGACTTGAAATGGAAACAACTTTATTTCAAATGAGATATCTTCAGAGGGAATGTGAGATAAGTAATATCTATTTTCAATTCGATGGGATGCTATTGCAGCATACCAACAGTGAATACAATGGATGGAATATCACTTATTCAACGATAACAGAAAACTTTTTTCAAGAAGGGATTTGGTTTATACCTTATATAGGCGATCCCTCTGAATTAATAAAAATAGGAGATTAAATGGCACTTATGAATAAAAGACAAACACCAGGGAGAATAACAGAAACGCATGTTTTCTTCTGGAGTAGCATTTATAGTCAATGGTACACTACACCAAAACAGTTTATAGAAGATGGAATTACATATACAAATGCAGAAAAATATATGATGGTTAAGAAGGCGAAAGTATTTGGTGCAACAGATATTTTAGAACAAATGCTTGAAACAGATAACCCAAGAGTTATTAAACAACTTGGTAGAAAAATTCCAAATTTCACTGATGCAGTTTGGGACCAACATAAAATGGATATTGTCACTCAAGGGAATGTACTTAAATTTGGTCAGAATCCAGATTTACTAGAAATTTTAAAAGAACACAAAGATAAAATTATTGTTGAAGCATCACCGCAAGACCCTATTTGGGGTATTGGAATGCACTGGGATAATGATTTGATCCTTGATTCTAAAAACTGGAAAGGCCAAAATTTACTTGGCGAATGTATAATGAGAGCAAGAACTATACTTATTTAAGTTGTTTAATATTATCTTAAGGCTATTATGTTATAATTGTATAAACAAAAAGGAATAGAGTATGGCAGATAGCACTAATAAAAAAATTTTTCACGGCGGGTGTACGCCTTGCTACTCACAAGATATTTATGGTATTACAAGATGTAAAGGGTGTCAATGTTATGAATCAGATTGGAGCAAACCAAATTTGTTAATGCAAGAAAGTGAATATAAAAAAATAATGCTAAAACACAATGAAAATTTTCAAAAATCCAGTACGCCAAGAACTTTTAATGAACTGGTTTCTCCAATTTCAGGCTTTAAACTGAAGAAAACTGTAGACAGAAAAAAAATGCTAAAACAGGTTTATTTGGATATTGAAAATGATTTTTCAGAAGGTACAAAAGCAAATCATATTCACGAGTTTTTTAGGGAAATGTTGGCGGTTATTCCAAAGGAATTCCTAGAACATAATTTCCCAACTATACATTTTAAAGATGCTTTAAAAGAAAAAATGGGAGAAGAGTTTAAAGAAGAAAAACCAGGAAAAAGATATATTTAAGGAAGTTTAAAGGAAAAGAAAGAATGAAAATAGTAGATATAAATGGAATAGAATATTTGGGATATGTTAGTTTAACTACACAGCCAAAAACATCTTATTTCTTACAAGTGAAAAGTTTAATACCTGAAATGACAGCATTCAAAGAAACTCTAAGAAATAGGGGCGAGGGAATAAGTTACTCAAATCATATTAGTTATTTTAATGTTAATGGCAGACCGAGAGGAACAATTTCTGTTAATAGTTTATTTGAAACGAGAGAATTAATTGAATTCTCTGAACAATATGAGGTTAAATTTCCGGAGTACACATTATAAGTTCAAGAGAAGGTACGGCAACATCAATGAAACCAATGAAACCAACAGTAAAACCGGAGCTAGCACTTGTACAAGAAGACAGTAGCGAAGCAAACATAGTGACAGTTCTATTGTCATCTATTATTGTGATTTTATTAACAGTGATTCTAAACACAAATTATTCCGGGCACAAAACACAAAATAAAATGGTTTATCAACAAAAGCAAGTTACCAAAGTTATTGTAAAAGAAAGGGAACCACTTATAAATTTAAGCAATAATGAGAAAGCAGCATTATTTTTAATTATTCCAAGTGGTGTTATTCTTTATTTTATATTTACAGGAATTGGTGCAGGTGCAAGAGCAGGTAAACAAAAAATTGATAGCTTCGGCAGAAAATATATTTAAGGAAATTAAAATGGCTTTAACAATAGATGAAATGAAGAGAAACGAAAGTAAAATGTTTTACGATATGTATCCAAGAATGGGTTTATGTCAAGATTATTCTTTAGATGGTATTACTAAAAAAGAACTATTTGAAGGGGTATCCGAATTAGATATTAGAAATAACACAAAGTTTGTTCAAGCACCTTGTTGGCATGTAGAAGGAATAAAATTCAATGAGGAAATCACTGCAGAGCAAATTACATTTGCAGCTAGAATGACAATGGCACAAATGCAATGTGATAGTATTGAAATGGATGAAGAATCTTTAAATTCATTAAAAGCAAAATATTATGGAAATTCTATCAAAAAATAGTAAATTTAATCTCTTCTTAAAGTTAATATGTTATAATTATTGTAGAATTTAACAAAAAGACATAAAATGAATAATTACTTACATCAAATTACAAAGTCAGCAACACCAGAGGTTGGAACACCAGCAACATTTTTATCTTATACAGATAGAAATCCAGGAGTAGTTACTAAAATTAATTCACCTAAAAATATAGAAATCGCTTATGTAGAAACTAAAACCTTACCAAACCCAAATACAAAAGATGGTTCTTATGAAATGGGAGAAGTTCGACAATACAAATATACCGTTGATTTAACAAGACAGGTTCAGTTTATACTTTAAGAAAAAAGGTAACTGGCAAATGAAAGGCTGTGCTTTAAATAGTGGATGTGGTAAAGTTATAACAAACAAAATATAAAAGGTTAAAAAATGAAGATTATCTTAATTCTATTAATTACTTTAAGTCTTTATGCTGAGACTTTTAAGGAATATAAGGACACTGTAGGTAAAGATATAGTTGCGTTTGATAAAAAATACGGTGCTGTTCTTTATATTAAAATAATCCAGAAGCATATTATATATTTCATAAAGTAAATGGGAAGTTTTTAGTAAAAATTATTATGGTAGATAATTACTCTAAACTCGATTTAATAACGATGACTTATCTTGATTATAAACTAAAACTTGAAAAACAACTAGAAACAAGATTAAGAGTGTTTAATTTAATACAAAAAATAAAGAAGGAGAAAAAATGGCAAAGGAAAACAGTAGGGTAGAGTCATTGGGTACTAGAATGAAGGAATATGAAGCGCAGTCAGAAGTTAGAATTAATCCTAAAGATCATATAATAATTCGTATTGATGGTCACAAATTTTCTAAATATACTAAAGGAATGCAAAAACCATTTGATAAAATATTTAGTAAAGCAATGGAACTTACTACAATTGATGTTCATAATGAATTTAGTGCTGTTATTTCTTATACACAAAGTGATGAAATCACATTAGTTTTACCAAGTCTTATGAATGCTGATAAACATAAAGGTCAAAATAAACCAAAATGGGAACATACTTCAGGTGGTAGAACACAAAAACTAGCATCATTAGTATCAGGTTTTACCACAATGAGTTTTAATAAACATTTTCATTGTGAAGTAAATAACTATCAAGACGAAAAAGGTATTGACCCTGATTATCTTTGGAAAATGAGAAGTAAAGAATATAAAGCTTGGTTTGATTGTAGGGTATTTGGTGTGCCATCGGATGAAGAAGCATTTAATGCAGTAATGTGGAGAATTCGAGACTGCACTAAAAATTCAAGAAGCATGTTTGCACAGACTTATTGTAGCCATAAAGAATTACAAAATAAAACAGCCTTAGAACAGGTGCAATTTTGTAAAGAAAAAACCGGAAAAGATTGGGAGTTAATTGAAGACCGTTATAAGTATGGAGTTTTAGTAAAGAAAGAAAAATACTTAAAACCTGTTTTTGGAGGTTCTATGGATTATACTCAAAATGAATTTGTAGAAAGAAGTAGAGTTGTAACATATAGTGAAAAATTAACTTTTAGCGATAAAGCAGTTCAAAAAATTATGAGAAAATATTTGTAAAAAGAGGAATTTAAATGGTATTCAAAAAACAAAAAGAATGGTTTAGTTTACAGCAATGCATTGATAATCCAGATAAATTATATATTTTTGGTGATAATACATTTAGAAAAGGCACTTGTGGACAAGCGCAGATTAGACATTGTGATAATTCCTATGGAATTTGTACAAAATGGGCACCCAATACAACCGATGGTGCTTATTTTTCCGATACCATTAACTGTTTAGAAATAGTTGAAAAAGATATTTTGACTTTAATTAAATTATCTAAAGAGGGAAAATATAAGGAAATTATTTTTCCTTTGGAAGGAATAGGTTCAGGTTTATCCAAAATGCCTCAAAAATGTCCTTTGCTTTATAGAAAAATGAATAGATTATTTAAAAAGTACTTTGATATATCTTACAATAATTTATAAATAAACTTAAAGGATGTTAATGGAAGATTCTAATGTAGTTTTAAAACTAACGGGAATAATTAATGAACTAACTAACATTATTGCTGATTTAACCAAACTAAGAAAATTGCCCACAGAAGTAGATTTTGAAAAAATAAATACAACTGAAAAAATAGTTGAAGTTATTAAAGAAGAACCAGTAGAAGTAGTAAAAGAAATACCAGTAGAAGTAATAAAAGAAGTAGAAAAAATAGTTGAAGTTGAAGTAGTAAAAGAAATACCAGTAGAAGTAATAAAAGAAGTAGAAAAAATAGTTGAAGTTGAAGTAGTAAAAGAAATACCAGTAGAAGTAATAAAAGAAGTAGAAAAAATAGTTGAAGTTGAAGTAATAAAAGAAATACCAGTAGAAGTAATAAAAGAAGTAGAAAAAATAGTTGAAGTTGAAGTAATAAAAGAAATACCAGTAGAAGTAATAAAAGAAGTAGAAAAAATAGTTGAAGTTGAAGTAATAAAAGAAATACCAGTAGAAAAAATAGTTACTAATAAACCATATTCTGAGATTGAGGAAATGAAGATAAAAGCGCCTAGTGGTCCGGCACCGCACAAATTCCCGAAACACCTTTACTATAAGGAAATAGAATTAAGTCAATATCAGGGTGAGTTGTTATATAAACCAAGATATATTCTTCAACCCAATCAAAAGGCGTACGGAATTCAGGATGAATGGAATGTAATTGTAACATTTAAAGAAGACAAATATATTACAGAGCATCCTCAGGAACATTTTAATAATCACATTTTAACAAGGAAACATAATGGCAATTGATATGAAAGATTCAATAAAAATTTTACAAAAAATAAGAGAAGCATTAAATAAAAAGACAAATACTACACTTCAAGTAAACGGAAATAATAAGGCAGGGATAAGTTTTGAACGATTTCATCAGAATAATACTATTTCACCAGATGAAATGTTTGGAGACCAATTATACGGTCATCCATTAATTAAAGAAATGCTTGATGTAAAGAAATAAAGAAAAGGAATGGCAAAAGAACAAAGTTATGGAATATGCCCATATACAATTATATTAGGAAACTTTTTTGTTTTATTAAATAAAACATCTGAGGAAAGCTATTATAACTTCTTTAAAGGTAAAATCGAAGAAGGAGAAACTACTGAGCAATGTGCTCAAAGAGAATTTTTTGAGGAAACAGGAGTTAAAGTAGATTCTAAAGATTTTGAAGATTATTTCTTTCAAAAATCCTCTAGAAAAGATGTAGGTATTTTTCTTGTTGATTGGGCAAGATATCAACAATTTCCTTTTTATTTTCAAGAAAAAGAAATCTGGAGTGCGACTTGGGTTAGATTAAAATCTATTGAGGTTTCTAAAAATCAACAAGAAATTATTAATTCTATTGAATTATTGTTTAAACCACGGTTTCAGCAGTTAAGGAATATTTGTTTTCCAACAGCTAATATAAATAACATAAATGAACTTACCAAAAATGATAGAACTAATAAGTTTTCTTCGGTTAAAAAGTAACAAATGAAGAATAATGTCTTTAAGGGCTCTTATCATTCATATTAGTGACAACGATTATGAGTTCAACAACGGATATGTGCAAATTTATCTAACCCAGATTGTCAATTTAGTAAAATTTTAAAGGAGTAAATATGATATATTTAATAGTTCTGAGTTTTCTGGTCTTGAAAATAATGAGTTTAGTTATTATACACAATAAAGTTAAGAAAAACAATAAAGTTAAGAAAAACAATAAAGTTAAGAAAAACAATAAAGTTAAGAAAAACAATAAAGTTAAGAAATATATTTAATGTTGTTTTAAGAATAATATGTTATAATTATATATATTAAAATAAGGAAGTCACAAATGACAACGGAAATAGTAGAAACATCAATAATTGAAACAGATAAAGCAACAAGATCTCAAAGTTCAGTAGCAGAGTTAGAAGTTGAATTCAGTGCATTTATTAAAGAAATGGAAGTTGCAAATAATTCAGTTTCAAGTAAAATGCAAATGGACGAGTTAAATGAAATTAGTGATGAAGTTATTAAAGCAAAACAATATTTAACTTCTTTTGCGTCAGGTGAAAAGAAGACAGTTAGAGAACAAGCATATAGTCAATTAAAAGGTTTACCATTAATCGGAAACTGGGCCGGCAAAAAAGTAGTAGAAGTACAAGTGCAAGCAATGAAAGACGGTGGAGTTAAAGAAGTATTAAATAGCATTTTTGAATCTTTTGAAGTTAAGAAAAAACGATTAGTTGAATTGACTGTTATGGCAGAAGGAATGAGGAATAATTTAATCCATCAGGAAAAACAATTGGAAAAATATATTCAAAAATTGGATGAAATTATTGAAAATCCCCCAAGTATAGCTGATAAAATGAGAGCTTTAGATATGAGTATTATTGCAAATAGCCAACAACATATTACTAAAGATATGGTATATAATAATTTAGCTTTTATTATAGAACTTCTTGAAAACTTAATGATTAAGATTAGTAAAACATTGCCAACCCTTAAAAATACTTTAAGTAACTCGTTAAATATTGTTGGTTCAATTAATAGTATTAAAGACGCAGTAGAAATGATGAATACATTAGAAAGTTTAACAAATGAAATATCTCAATCAAGTACTAACAACATTCAAGGTTTAATTGTTAATGTTACGGAATCATTAAGTGACGGGACTGATATTGAATTTTATAAAGATTCCCAAAAAAGAAATGAAGAATTTAACAAGACGCTTATAGATGCTAGAGTTAGACATATTGAATCAACAGTATCGAATTATGAAACTCTTAAAACAATGCAAATAGATGCGAGTTCTCAGCTAGAACATAGAAGAAATGCTGAAATGAAAGCCCTAGGGATGACAGTAGATTCACTAAAAAAGGATACACAAATAGTTATATAAGAGGGTTTAAACATTAAAACCCTCACTTCTCTAAGACTAAGCGAGATTGAGAAATCTAAACTTTTAATGAATAGTACACTTAGTTGTAACTTTTATAAAATCAACAACAAAAACTTCTTTAAATAGATTAAATCCAAATAATATTTGAAGTTATGAAAAGTTGCTATTTGTTAATAAGTTTAAACTTATTTTAATGTTTAAAGTGTTATAATATAAAAAATAAATAAGGAAAATAATGAAAAATTTTTATACAGCAGTTGAGTTAGGAAAGTTATCAGATGAAGAGTTAATTAAATTAACTTCTTTTGAAGGTGCCGGAGAAACATTTTTTTATTCTAATATTCAAGTAGTGGGAGAAGATAATAGTGAATTTTGTTTTAAACTTAAAAATGGTGAAGAAATCTTCACCAAAAATGTCAACTTAATTAGAGAGATTAAACACGGTAAAGCAAGATATGATTTACTTGCAAAATCATTAGAGAATATGAATACTGAAAAAGATTCACACAAATCATTTCAAAATGAAATGAAACAAATGTTAAAAGATGAATTACAACATATAAATAAACAAGTTGAAACAAATAAAACAAATTTTGACTTAGGAATCCAAAGTAATAGTAAGAAGATAAATGAAGCACTTACAAGCATGGAAACAATGATTGAAAAAGCTGCAACTTCTTGGGATAATAAGATAGATACTCTAAAGAAAGTAGATACAAGAAGATTGGATAAAATGATGTTACAAATGGAAACAATTACTAAAGCGTTTGGCCAATTACTAGAAGATTAAAAGGATTAAAATGTTAAGAAAATTCGGAAAATTGTTTGGGAGGTCTACAACTTACAAGATGAAACAAGAATTTTTCAAAATTCTTGAGCTTGAAGAAAAAAGATTAAAAATAGTTAAAGAATATGGTAATAATCTACCACAAGATATAGCAGTTACCCAAAGAGATATTTTAAGAAATAACCTTTTAACATTGGCAAAGGTTGTTGACTCAGAAGGAGGATTTGAAAATCCTCTGGAGAAAATGCTTAAACAAGAATACTTCAACATTCAAGGTACTAAGCCACAAGTCCATATAATTGATTTTGATGAATATAAGTATAATGATAACTTTTCTCGTAAAGAATTTTCGTTAAATGGAAAAGACGGAGTTACAACTTGTGAAAGAATAGATACTGGAATTTTTGCCGGGATTATTACTGATATGCTTAAATTTGAAGAAAAATTTATAAATCTTAGAGGCCCAAAAATAAAACAGCCCATCAAAAACAAATTAAAGTATTTGGCAGAACAGAAAATAGTTAAAAAAGTCCAAGAATTCGCAAATATGTTTAAAGGAAATGAACAATTGGTTAAAGAATATATTTTTAGTGGTCTAAAAGGAGAAGATGGCTACTGGGATGATTTTGACGAGTTTAAATTGAGATTAAACTTTATGGGGTTACTATACTATAAACTGGGCAACCCAGTTTGGGACGGAGGGAAATATAATAAAGTTTCATCAGAAGATTTCGAAATAGGGACTAAAAAACTGGTTTATATTTTTTCAGGAAAATATCTAGAACTCAAAAAATTATTAAGTAACATAAATATTAAGAATATGGATTTTATTATTTGTGAAAATCAAATGAAATATGAGTGGGAGGGCAAATGACTAAAAAAGAAGTTTTTCAAACTTTTTTGAAGAATTACAATATGTTTATTGATTTTAATGGTAGTGACTACACTCTATTTACTAAAGATAACACTATTGTAACGGTGGCCAACACACCAGACGAGCTTCTACAGTACATTATGGGTTATAATAACTGTTATGGAGAGATGCTTGAACAGATTTCTAAACTTGAACAAGCAACTGAAGCCTTGCATAAACAGAATAATCTCAATATAGAAAACTATGAGAATATTATACTGGGCATGGGAGGAGAACAAATCGAAGATGTAAGCACCGAATAGTAATGAAACTGTAAAAGGTGAAAACATTTACGATTTTAATATTGTTTTAAAGTTATTATGTTATAATATACTATAATAAAGGATAATATAATGATAGCATTAATATTAAAAGATATTAACGGAAGAACTTTAACTTTGGAAAATACAATTAGAATGATTAATGAAGAAGTTTATGGTGGAATATCAGAGGTAAGATTAAACCAAAATAATAAACACAGTTTTGAAATAAGAGCATTTGGAAATTTCAAATGCTCTGTATGCTCAAGATATTAGAATAGGAGTTTTAAAATGAATATTTTTCAAAAATTATTAGTTAAAATACTACCAGATAATATATTAAATAAAAATACAGTCGAGATTAATTCATCTGTAATGTACACTAAAATTGCATTTGATGCTAGTGTTATGAATAATAAAAATCTTGGTATAGGCATGTATGATATGAGTAATAATGTAAGATTGCGTAAAGGTGGGAAACTTCACAAACAATGTTCAACATTAGGCGAAGCAGAAGCACTTAAATTTACTCTAAAATATGCAAATGAAAAAGGATTTAAAAACCTTGCATTGTTTACTGATAGTCAAAATTTATCAAGACACGAATTAGGTCAATATACAAAAGATTACAATTTTAATAGAGTTGTCTTAACTTGGATACCAAGAGAATTAAATACAGAAGCTGATAAAATGAGTAAAGAAGGACAAAAACTTAATAAAAAAGTGATTTTTGAAACACCTAATCTAATATATCCTAAAGCGGCAAATGATACAACAGTTAAGATAAGTAAACAATCTTTATCTACTATTAAATCTAGAACAGGATTAAGAATTGTTTCAAAAGGAAATACCAAATCAACAAATCAAAAAAGTATTAAAAGTATGTTTAAAGATTATTCTTATAATCAAAAAGCATTATTTATTTCAAGATTGGCTGTAACAGAACCAGAAAAAGAATTCGGTAGAATGCTTATTCAGGCAACACCTGGAATTTATAATTTTCAACCAAGTAATAAAATGGCACCTTTAATAAGAATGGCTAAGACAATTATAGAACATAATGAGATGCCGGCTTATATTAAAAAAAGATTCAATAAATTTAAAATGGACAATAATCAAAAAATGGTTATTCACAACTCAACAAGTTTTAGAAAAGAATATGAAAGTAGGAAGTTACAAGCACTTAAAAAAGTGAATTATATAGCAAAAAAAGAACCAGTAATGAGAACATCAGATATGATGGAACTTGTGGCTGCTATAACTGCTTAAATTTTTTCTTTTAAATATATTTCTTGTTCTTTTAAAGTTGGGAAATAAAGTTCAGCATACCATCCCACTTTATGAAAATTACCAAATCTTTTTAAAGTGGCTATTGAAGATTTAGAATTACCTAATGGTTTTTCAAAACTAGACTTGGGCAAAGAAGAACTAAGTTCATTAAGATCACAATAAGGCATAATTTTAATAGAACTATTGGTGTATAATTTAAACCATTTTCCTTTTTTTAATTTAGTAGATAATATCTTTTTTCTATGATTAATTCCTACTTCTTTCTTCCACTCTTCAGAGTTTAAAGTTTCTTTAATTTTTCTTGCTTGTTCTTTACCTATAGTATTTTTCCACTCTTCAGAGTTTTTGGTGTAAGACATCTTATCTTTCATCTTCTTACCTGTGGTATTTTCCCACTCTATGGAATTTTTGGTTTCTTTAATTTTTCTTGCTTGTTCTTTACCTATAGTATTTTTCCACTCTTCAGAGTTTTTAATTTCCTTGTGTTTTTCTGATTGAATTTTTCCCTTAGTATTTCTCCACTCTTTTGAATTAAGTAATTTGCTATGATTTTCACTTCTTTCTTCCATTTTTTTCTGAAATTCTTCAGCTGGTATTAAATCATTTTCACTTATTCTACCATTTTTAATATCTTTATTATTCATTGCACAAAATGCACTTAATTGACTATAATTATCTATTGCTTCAGTAAATAAATAATGAGCATAATAATGGTCAGAATATAATAAATGAGTTCCGTTCCACGGATTTTCTTTAAGATTACTATATTTTGGGAAACAAGAGTTTGCTTGAGGCAAAATATGATGATATGAAGTTTTACCTTTTATTTTTTCTTGTTGATTATTTGTTATACAAAATTGTATATACTGTTTTAATTTTTCTTGTGATTTTATTTCTAAAGTTGAGTTTAAGAACTCTTGTAATATTTTAGTTTTCATTTGTTTATCCTATAATTTATTGATAAACGAACTTGCAGGTTACTTGTTTATCTATTATTATTTATAAAAGTATATATACTATCTTCAATCCAGTAACCTGCAAGAAACAAATATTAGATAGCATATATACTTTTACTTTAATATTATACTTAATCTTTACTTAATTTATCCTGCATTAGTTCTATTTCAGATTTTAATCTAACAATTTCTTTTTCATCAGTGAGTTCTTCTAATTTCTTGATTTTCTGATTAATAATTTCTTGATTAATCTGTTCAAATATGTATTCTCTAAAAGTTTTCATATTTCTTCTCCTTTAAGGTGTTTTTAATAAACATTATGTTATAATTATTTATATTTAAAAGGAAAGAAATGAAAGAAATGAAAGAAACTAAAGAATACAAAAAAATTAAAGAGTTCGAACAAAGAACTGGTGCGTCTGTAATTTATATTACAGTGACTGGTTCAAAATTATATGGAACAGATAATGAATTAAGTGATACTGACTATAAATTCCTCTTTATTCCCTCAAAAGAATCAGTTTTATTGAAACGGGATATAGATAGCATCAATTTGGGCAACCAATCTAAAGATAAAAATACTTCAGAGGATGTAGATATTCAAGGGCACAGTTTATATGCCTTTTTTGACCAATTAGCAAAATCTGAGACAGGGGCAATTGATGTTCTTTTTAGCATGTTTAAAGAAGATACAATAATGATGCAGGATAAAGCAATTATTGATAAAATTAGGAAAGAATACAAAGTTTTTCTTAACAAAAATATGAAAAGTTTTATCGGTTATGCTCTAAGTCAAACCAAAAGATTTGGAATTAAGGGTGCAAGATATGATGAATTAGATAAGTTTGTAAAATTACTTGAACAGTTTAAAAAAGATGAAGATATAGTAAATGTACAAGATAAATTAGGAAAAAGTTTTGATGCTTTTAGGATCATCCTAAAAGCGGGCAACTATAAATATATCAAATTTGTTATGGCACCAGGTTCAAGAGTTAAAGGTGGGGCAGCAGACGACGTTGAATATATTTCGGTACTTGGAAAATTATTTTCTGCTACTGTAACTTTTGAATATTTTATGACAAGAGTCGGGACTTTGTATAACCAATTTGGCAACAGAACCAAAACAGTTGCTGAGACAGAATCTAAAACAGATTTTAAAGCTCTGAGTCATAGCTTAAGAATTGCAGATGAAGTGAAAGAATTACTCGAAACAGAATTTATTAAATTTCCTTTAAAAAATGCAGCTTATATTCGTGAAATTAAAGAAGGAAAGCATGAAACACAAAAAGTAATTGATGAAATTTCAGATGTCCTTGATAAAGTTGATATTTTATTACTTAGCAGTAAACTTCCAGAAGAAACAGACAGAGAAAAATTAAACAAATTTCTTTTAACGGTTCTTACTTATAAATGGAATAAAAGAAGGAATTCCTAATGGATGTTGAACTAAGTAAAATTATGGATGCTGTGGATTTAACAGAAACAGTACTTATAGAAGGAATTAAGGATTTGCCAATTATTCAAAATGGGATGATTTTTACTCAAGACCCCAACGGACACATAGCGACCCCTATTAGAGATATTACAGGTTATAAGTTTACTATGCAGATTGACTTTAATGACTTTTTTATTGATGGCAAAAATGTAAAAGTTAGAAAAAGATATACCGGTTTCGAATTTACTTGCGGGTCCGAAGAGATATCAGATTATCATAAAGATTATAACAAGTTTTTGAAAGAATTCCAAAAAAATATTAAGTGTACTTTAAGAATAGAGTTTAAGGCATATATCAGGAAAACCACTGTTTCGGATACTAAAACTTTCTATAATATATCTTTTGCTACTTACGCCGTTGAAGAAATTCATTTATTGCAAAAGGATTTCCTGGATATATGTAGAAGAGAAATTATAAATAAAATTACACAGAGTACATCAAACACAAAAGAAAGGAAAGAGATATGAAAATTAGTTTAAGGAGTTTAAAAACGATTGAACTTGGATTAGAAATAGTTTGTGGTATTTTGATACTTGGAATGAGTTATGAATTATTGGCACCGTCAGTATTAATAGGCATTATATTAACACTTGGGGGAATATTTACAAGCATAAGTTATTTAAATAGCAAGGATAAAGAGGGGATTAGTGAAACGATTTAAAAAATGGACACGATTATAGCCGCATTTAGTCTTTTTATAAGGTCAATTAGATTAATTTATAGTTATTTAATTACAATAACATTTATTGCTTTTTAATCTTCTTGCGTGGTAATTATATAGATTGTTCATGCGATGTCGCAATTCAACTTATTTGGATTAAATCCAGAGAATAATCTTGAAGAATAATATCACAAGAGTTCTTAAATTCTAACTTTCTATTTATAAAGATTTAAATAGTAGGAACCTTATAGATAGTATGCAGAGCAATATAATCCCTCTGAGAAAGAGATAATTTTATACTTTGAAAAATTAAGTATTATTTAGTTATAATAGTATGATAAACATAAAGATAAAGGAAGTAAATGGAAGAAAATGTCATTGCAATAGATCTTGGGTACAGCTCAAGCAAGGTTGCATATAAAGATAAAATAGCGAAATTTCCAACAGCAATTAGTTTTGCTACGGATATTGGTGCCGCTTATGGGGAGGAGAATATTTATGAATTTGAAGGTGACAAGTACCATGTCGGTAAAGAGGCAGTAGATTCTGAAGCTTTTACAACCTCTGAGTATAAATTCCTTTTAAAATTTGCGCCACTTTTAATATTTCATATTTTAAGTAAGTTTGAAAAAGCAGATTTAGACGAACCAATTATTGTTAAAACAGGTTTAGCTATTGTTGATTGGGGCAAAAAAGACGAGTTTATAGAAAGAATTTCAAATATTAAAGTGAATGATAAGACAATTGAAATAATTCCGCAATTAATCCCTCAAGGTGCAGGTTGTGCGGTCGACTGGACTCACTATAACAATAATGACGAGTTTCCGGATAAGCTAACAGTTATTGATATAGGAAATAATACTATTAACCTTGTGCATTTTGAGCACGGAAAACCTCAAAGAAAAAATATGAAAAGTTATCCTGGGCATGGTGTTTCTAGTATTATTAAACCTTTTACAAGTTTTATGGAAAATAAATTTGCTGTAACATTTTCAGAACAAGAGTCTACCCAGACTTTCGATAAAGGCGAATTTAGGTATAACGGAGAATTACAAGATGAAGTAACAGAAAAGATTACTGAATTAAAATCTCAATTTGTTAAAAAAATATTTCAGAGTGTTTTAGTAAATGACAAAAAATTGCTTGCAATGTCAGATGTAGTTCTTATCGCTGGTGGTGGTGCATATTTACTTCAAGATATTCCTTTTCCACCAAATGTAGAGTTTGTAGAAGCACCAATGGAATTTTCAAATTGTAGAGGTTATTTACTATAATCCATAATTTTATAAGTAATTAAAAAGTAATCTAGAGATGTTATCAAGTAGTTAAACTTGAGTAAGAATGAAAAAATGTAGTATTTCAAAAAAAGAAATGCTAGGTTATATTTAGATAATATAAAGGAAATAAAATGAAAGAAATATGGGCAAAGATAATGTTTTTTTTAGAAGGATGCAACTTTTTAGAAGAGATTAAAACGAAAAATGAAAACGATTATAGAAGAAAACAAGAAGCAATAGATAAACTTTATAAAAAAGATTCCAAAGTTTATACTATGGAAGTATCAGATGATTTTGTAAAAGATACCAGCATAATAAATTCTATTGTTAAAGCAAAAGAAAATATTAAGAAAGCAAAAGTTAAAAAAGTAGTCAAACCTAAAAGACACTGGTATAATGACACACATTCTCAAAAATTGGTTATTGAGGGTGAAGAAGCCAAGTTACCAAAAACTTGGAAAAAAGGGCGTTTGCCTAAAGTTAAAAAGGATTAAAATGAAAAGTATAAGAAACTTAAAAGAAAATATTGAAGATAAAATGTATAATTTAATGAGGATTCAAAAAAGAATAGCGAAAAAATGTTATATTGGCAGAGAGTTATCGGTTATAGATACAGATGAAATTATAAATTCTTTATATGTAATAAACATAACAAACAATAAAAAAATAAGAAAATATCTTAAAAAAGGAAAAATACCAAAAGGCATAAAGTTAGGAAGTTTTAAAACAACTTTGAAAATTGAGTACACATACATTATAGAACTTATGTTAAGATTGAATACTGATATATATGGTGTTCAAGATATACTAGATAGTTATAAAGTATTTATATCAACAATTGAATCAGCCAAACACCCAGGAAAAGCAGGTTCAACAATAGAAAATGTTAGTTTGTTAATAGATTCCGAAAGATTACAAACAATAAGTAAGATAAAATAGCATGGCTGAAGCACAAAACTTAAGCATCAATCTTGATGCTAATTCGATTAATATACTTAAAAAAGTTGATGCTATCCATAGGGATAGTTTAATTAATGTAGGATTAGCACTCGTTTCAAAAACGGGTTACTATAAAACACTTACAGGAATAGCAGACTCCACTAATGAAAAATTGGATGAGGTCACATCACTTGAAGTTCTTGATGAAGATGGAGATAAACCAGTTTCTAAAAAGGCAAGTAAAAAGGCAAAAGCTCAAGAAGCAGAAGCACCGGCTAAAAAACCAGCATCAAGTTGGGATGCTTTTTAAAAAACTCTAGATTTTATCTTTCTTTAAGGTTATTATGTTATAATTATACTATTTAAAAAGAAGGATAGAAAATGTCAGAATTAATAAAAACAACAACACCAGAATTACAAGAATTAGAAAAAGATTATAAAGAAACAATGAGTAGTCCTTGGGATATGTATAATAATTTATCTTGGAATGAGGTAATTTGTACATTTAATAAAAAAGGTTACGAAGTAGCAAAAGAATTAATTAGAAGAAGTGATATAACTGCTTATAGAAGAGAAGAAGCTGCCTGTGGGTGTATATAATGGAAATAACAAAAAGCTTTATAGCACTTATGAATATTAGGAACAAAGTTGTTAATGCTGGCATTTTGAATAGAAATTTATCAGACGGCGGAATTGAATGTATGGTTGAAGATTATGGATATACTTATACTAAAAATTATTTGAAAGGACTTTTATGATATTATATTTACCAGGTGTAGAAAATATAGAAACGAATACCTTTGGTGAATATTTATGGCAAGTTGATAGTACAGATATTGTTGAAATAAAATGTACAGATAGACTTAGACAAGGTCCACCTAAAATTGTAAATGGATATTTTGGTGATGATGATGGATATAGAACTGGTTGGAATATTGATATAATGCACTATATTATGGAAGTATATACTTCAAAAGGCAAAAAAGAAATATATTTTAATGAACCATTTGCGAGAAGCCAAGCAATTAATGAAATAGCAGACCGCATGCAAAATAAAAATTTAAATGATAAAAATAATGATTTTTATTTAAAAAATAAAAAAAATTAGCTGAGGCTTTTTAAAAAGGAATATAATGGAAAATTTAGGAGAAGATTTAAGAGATTATTTTTATGATGAAAATAATGTAGATTTACAAGTTGAAACTGATGAAGATGAAATTACTGTTTATTTGGATTTACCAAGTACAGACAATTATGATAATCATATAACTGAAATAGAAAGATTTTTTAAATTTAGTGAATATGATGTTGAAGATTATGAAATTGACGGAGATTATGAAGGTATAATCACTGTAACATATATAGGAGAATAAAATGATAATTGATTATTTAATTATGGGATTTATTCTTATATTGGGAACTTTATTTGTTGGTTTTTTGCTTGGACTTAAAAAACCAATTGATTCAGATAAGTATTTTCAAGCAATGTTTACAGGATATGAAGAATCAAAATTAAGATGGCTTTGGAAAACTTTAATATTTGGTGTTGAATATATTGTGGGTGTTCTTATATTATTCATTATCAATACTACTTTTTATCCTGCAGATTTAATTAGAACAATTATTAAATATTTATTCGTTAGTTCAAATGACACAGAATCAAAAACGCCAAAAGCTAATTAGTTTAATTTTTGGTGGTAAAAATCTTCTCAACCAAAGTCAAATTGATATTTTAGTTCAAGAAATTACAGTCAATAAAAGCAAAGATTACTCGGATAAAATTTATTTGACTTATAATGATTTGGCAGAACAATTTAAATATTTTGGGCCTGAAATAAGTTTATCAAGAATGAAAAAAAGACAACACCTCGTTCTTAATTATGAAACACTTATTAAAAATGTTGAGACAAAGTTGCCGGAATTTTTTATTTAAAGAAGAATAGACTTTTCACACAATGAAAATGTTTAAACAGCAAATGTGGTACAAAAATTAGATTAAATTACGAGAAAAACTTATAAGTTAAACTGACTTAGAAATGTATTAGAAACAAGAATAAAAAAGAGAACCAGAATATGTCTTAAGTAAAAAAGATAGATATATTGAAACTAAAAATTAAAGATACAATATAAAAGGAAAGAAAAATGTCACTTTTAGAAGATATTAAGAAAGCACAATTACAAGCAAGAAAAGAAAAAGATAAATTTAGAGCAGGCGTATTGACTTGTTTATACGGTGAAGTAAGTATTATAGGCAAAAATGAGGGTAATAGAGAAACTACTGACGAAGAATGTATTAGGATTGTTACCAAATTTAAAAAAGGTGTTGAAGAAAACATTAGATTAAAAAGAGATTCTGGGTGTAATGCAAGAGACCTTGCTAAATTTTTTCAAGAAATAGAATTTTATAATACTTTTCTTCCACAGCAAATGACTAAAGATGAATTAACAGAATACATTAAAAAAACTATTGCACTTGGTGCTAATAATATTGGAGCGGTAATGAAAGTTATGAAAGCTGAAATTAATGGATTATATGATGGGAAAATGGCTTCAGAGTTAATCAAAAAGTTACTATAAATTTAAGTAAGATTACTATATAATAAATAAAAGGAAATTAATGGAAACAGTTTACGGAATAGATTACACAAAACCAGAAGTTATGTTACTTCAAGAAACAGGATTGGGTGTACCTGAAATGGCCGCAAGGACTTGTTATGACTCTTTTAATGCATCAGAAAATGAATGTATACCGAGATTAAATAATGCCATTAAAGCTCAGGATCTGACAGCGGCAACTCATTATTTAACCGAAGTTAATAATATTGAACACTCAGAATTACTTGATACTTTAGCTTGGACTCACTTCCATCACAGCATACTAGAACATACAAATTTATCATTTTTAATTAAAGGCACTTCTAGAGGGGTTCTTCAGGAGCATGCTAGACACAGAATCCAAAATATATCTGTAAGAAGTACAAGATACACAATGAGCGGAATTATTAATGCATTTGCTGCAACAGTTAAAGAATCTTCAGGAAAAAATGCTTTTATTAGTTTGGTTTTGCCAATGAATATGTTTGTGACTTCGGATGATAGTTATAACAGAATAGAAATTGGTGGAATATTTGACAAATTGATGTATCAATATAGATTACTTGGTAGAGAAAAATTTATGGAGATAGCAGTAGCAAAATCTAGTTTAGATTATGTTAATAGTACAGAGCCTTATGCAATTAAATTTCAATTACTTCAAGATGGTAAGAAAAAAAGAAATGTTGGAGATGCGCTTAAGCACATCGTCACGGATAACTGGAAGGTTGATATGATTGTTACCATGAACCTAAGAGGATTAAAAAATTATTTCAATTTAAGAGATAGTGGAGCAGCATTTTTTCAAATAAGATGGTTAGCAAAAGCAATGAAAGAAGTTACACCTTCAAAGTATTTGGATCTGATAGTAAGAAACAAAGGTAAATAATGTAAGATAATAAAATCGTCTGTTAAAAAGTGAATGAAAGTGTTGTGTAGATGCAAACATCAAATAACAATAGGTAACATCCAAGCAATAAAGATGATTTCTATTATGGATTTTTTGGGATATGTTTGTCATATAAATGGCAAAAATAGGGTAATTTTCACAGACAGAAAACATAGTTTTTGTGAAGAATCTGAAAGAAAAGATAAAAGGGAAAATAATGAAATATAAAACATTTGAAAGTTTGTTAAATACTTGTAAAAAATTATATGAAGATGGTAGCAAAAAAGATGAACAATTAACTAAAGCATTTGGTGGTGATACTACTATATTACAAGACTGGTGGGATAATTCAATAGTAGATATTCTTAATTCAATATCAAATGAATTTGGATTAGACACAGAAAATGATAATACAATCGATTGGTTATTCTGGGATAGTATGTGCGGATATGATATGAACAATAGATATTTAAGTTTTAATGTAGATGGAATTGAATATGTTGGCTCTCCCAAAAATGTTTACTTAGATTTGAATAATATGTTAGATGAAAGATTAGGGATAACAAAAGTAAATAGTGAACCGAAAAAATACGAAATTGATAAAGATTATAAAGAAGAAAAAATTGAAACTCATTTTATACAGACAAAAGAAATAAAAGATGTTTTAAACGGTGAAACTGTTAAAGAAACCCCAAGAGAAAGAATTATTAGATATTTTATATCGGCCGGGATAGAAGTATTACAAAAAATAACAGATTTTCCTAAAGAGACTGTCTTAAGTGCTGAGATAAATGTAGATAATTTGTATGACGAAATTAAAGAGTTAGGTTACGATAAACAACTTTTTAGAATTAATCTTTTAGATGTAAAGACTTTAAATAACAAATATAATATAGATTATATAAAGCTTTAAAATGATAATAGAAAAGAAAGAAGTTAAAACAGTATGTGATTGCTGTTTAAAAGAATTAACAGATATTGATATATGGGCAAATAACGAAAGTTTTCGAGAACTGTACTTAAAACGAACACAAGATAATATTGATTTATGCTATACTTGTGCTGGTAAAATATTTTATAGAGAAGTTCAACAAAAAGTTCCAACTGAAAAAATGCGGGAATGGATAAAAAGTCTTAGAAAAGTGGAAGGCTCAAACTTAGTTGAAAGTGCTGGTGAAACGGGAAATAGGGAGAATGACAATTGTTCAAAGGAAATATTAGTTAAATCTAGTCCAAACAGTTCAAGTAATTCATTAAAGTCAATTGATGACCCGAAAAGTATAAAGGATTTATAATGGGGATAGAAATAGAAAGAAAATTTTTAGTTAAAATGAAAAAAGGGCCAATGATAAGTAATAGAAAATATGAAATAACTCAAGGTTACATTTTAAATTTACCTGAAAAAGTTATAAGAATTAGAATATTTGATAATAGTACAGCTTATATAACTATTAAAGGTAAAAATGAAAATATGACAAGACCAGAATATGAGTATAATATTCCCTGCGCAGAGGGTGCAGAACTTATAAAAGTAATGTGTACAGATATTATCACTAAAACGAGATATATATGCAATGTGAAAAATAGTAAATGGGAAGTTGATTTTTTCCACGGAGATAATGAAGGTTTAATTGTCGCAGAAATTGAGTTAAAAGATGAAGATGATCCTATAGATTACCCAGAGTGGATAGGAAAAGAAGTAACTGGCAAGAAGAAATATTATAACAATAATTTAATTAAAAATCCTTATAAAGATTGGAGTAAATAATGGAAGTTTATGCAGATAAACTAGGCATTCCACTAAATGTCGGAGATAGAGTTATAATAGCCAGTGGTGAAACACAAGATTCTTCTATTTATTTAGGAACAGTTAGTGAATTATCTGTATCAAGATATGGTTCAAAACAAGTTAAAGTAAAAAAAGATGGTGGTTCAATAAATAAAAGAGAACCTGAAGATGTTTTAAGTTTAGTTATTTATGGGAATAATTGTCCCGAAGTTTTTATATAGGAGATAATATGGCAGATATTTTAAGTCAAGATGAAATTAATGCTCTTTTAGATATTCCTGATGAAAACTCAGGTGAACCAGATTTTGGTTCACCTGAGTTTAAAAAATTATCAGATGCTTTTAACAAAGCATTTCACAAAGTATTTAAGAGAACAGATTTTTATAGAGAAAAAGTGGAACAGAGTGGTTATATTCCTAGAATCCGGGGAACAAATCCTAAAGATATGATGGACAGTTTAAAGTGCGAAGAAGAATATTTTCAGAGTACATTAAAGAATTATAAAAAATTTAAAGAATTTCACAAGAAATTTAAGAAGATAGCAGATGAACAACCTGAAATTTTTATTTAGGAAAATAACCACAAGATATTTATAACTATATAAAAGAGACATTTAAAATAAAAACTAGAGATTTGTATCTAAAAGTTAGTAATTTAATATTAAATTAAGATTAATATGTTATAATTATATAAACAAAAAAAGGATATAATATGGCATTTAGTTACAAAGATTTAATGAGAAGCATCAAAGCAACACAAGCAAACATTGATGAGATTCAAGAACAAATTAGTTTATGTGATAGTGAATACGAATTGGCTCAATTAACAGCAGAGTTAGACCATTATGAAACTCAATTAAAGGTAACTGAAGATTATATTGATCGAATAGTGGCTAGAGGAAGATATTAGTGTTTCTCTTCCACTTGAAATTACCTAAATTGAGAAAATCGGTTATAATCGGAAAAACATGGATAAGGTTTTTTGAAACCTTAAAAGAAGAACAAATATATCAGAACTGAAGTAATATTATCGGTAGAACTATTTAATAGAAGATTATTCAAGAGATATACCACACAGCATTACGAGGAGATTTATACAAAAATAATGTTACTTAAACTTTTGTATTAGCACAAGATGCTAAAGTTGTAATTGAGTGTGTATTGGTTAGAGGAACAAATGAAAATTTGCAACTTTAATAAGCAATTCGATTAATACTCCAAAATAGAAAGGAAAAATATGTCTAAAAACTCATGGGTAGTAATTATTGGTGGAGGTTTAATAGGGTTAGGTTTGGGTGTAATGGGAATAACTTTTAATATGCCATTATGGTGGTTTTTAAATTTACCATTAATTATGTTATTAAATCAGTTTAGCGGAGAAATAGGTGACTTTTTCTCAGATTGGTACAACGATATCATAAAAGGTGAGGTAGTAAATATAATTATTCCCAGAGAAGAGATTAAAGAAAAGCGAAAAGAACAAGCAAAATCTAAGAAAAAATATATTTAACAGAAAAGGAAAGAAAGAATGAACATAACACAAGTATTACCTATAATGGCGGCAAGTAAAAAGACGGGCGATGTTGTACTAATGAGAGGACTGCATGGAATAGGTAAAAGCGCTATAACAGTACAATATGCAGATCAGTATAATCTTGGTCTAGAGATATTAATATTATCTCTAATGGAACAAGGCGATTTAATCGGAATACCAAACATTACTAATAATACAACTACTTGGGCAGCACCTGACTGGTTAAATAATTTAAGAGATAAAGCATGGCCTAAAAGATTTAATTTTGAAGATTTAGAATTTAAAGATAAAAATTTTGAAGAAGAAGTCAACAAACATTCAAAAAATGCAATACTTAGAGAAAATTTAAATAAATTATATAACGAGTTTTATAATGTTAATTTAATTGAGCCTGTTTTAACAAAACAGGATAATGTTTCTTGTAGATTGTCTAAAGAAACTGTATTATTTGTTGATGAATATTCAAGAGCTGGTGCAGACATACATAACAGCACAATGCAATTAATATTAGACAAAAGACTTCATAATCATGTATTGCCTTATGTTAATGGTGTACAAACACAGATAATTGCTGCAGATAATCCCGCTGACGGTGATTACCATGTAACTGAATTAGACCCAGCCAAATTAGATAGATTTTTAATTATTGATGTAGAAGTTGATGCAAAAGCGTGGTTGGCTTGGGCAAGAGAAAATGAGGTTAATTCTATTGTAAGAGATTTTATTATGAATAACCTAACAAAAATCCATTATGTTCCGGAAGACCAAAGTCAAACAGGAGCAACACCGAGGTCTTGGACTATGCTAGGAAAATTTGTAAACCTTTTTGAAACTATTCCTGAAGAAAGTATTTTTCCAATTATTAGAGGTAAAGTGGGTAGCTCATTAGGAGCACAATTCTATACATATTACAATGATTATAATAAAAATGTAAGTATTGAAGACATTCAAAAGATTATAGACCAAGAATTCTTTAAACAAGGCGATAATATTGACTTAGAGAAAATTGGAAAAGTTGTTAAGGAACTAACAAAAGAAATGGAAGGCGTAACTAAAATGGAGTATGCAGAAGAATTATTTTCGGCCATTAAAACTGAAATTAACGATGCTAAAGGGGTTGAAAATGTAATCCATGTTCTTGGCTTTTTATACTCACTTGATTTGGAAATCCTAACTTCATTACTTAAAGAATGGAAAAACAATGAAAAAGAAGCATTTTATGGATTAATGAAACTTGATCCTAAGAAGGCACTTGCCTTAAAAATTAAAAGTAAAGTTCAAAAATAATGAATAAAATACTTTTAAATGATGTTTTAAAAGTTAAAAATGATTTTTGGGAGGGAAGGAACCCAGAAATTATAGGTTTAGTATCAGAAGTTCATACCGATTCTAAAGTATATTTTATGAATTTTATAAATGGTATAGATGCACTCCCAACTGTTTCTAATGGGTTTTATATTAAAGAAAATGATATAATTGAAAATTTTGGAAATATCAAAGTTTTTAAAGATAAGTATCCAGAATATTTTTTATAATTTTTCTTATGAGCATAAGTTAGATAGTTATGGAAAAATAAATAATAAAAATATGTTGGTCGATTATGGCAACTAAAACAAGTCCGGGTATAGGTGATTTTCTACTACACTCAAGTAAATCTGGTAGAAATATGATAGTTGAGATTATGGAAATTTTTATAACGGATTCTTGTAGTGTTATAATAGCAAAGAAATATAAATTTATATAAAGAATATAAATCTATATAATAGTATAAAAAGTTATACTATCCTTATTTACTGCTTCTAAGTAACTTCTATAGAACAATTTCTATAGTGGTATAAGAACTCCACAGTCATTAATTTTTTATACTGGTTAGGTACTATTCTATCCTAGCCAGTCTTAATGCTTCATTTAGTATGTTTATAGAAGCATTTATATCTCTATCTTCTTCAAAACTGCATTCAGAACATGAGTATATTCGCTCTTCGAGCGATAAACTCTCTTTTACTGAACCACATCTTGAACAGGTTTTAGAGGAAGGATAATAAGTATCTATTCTAGATATACTAACTTGGTTTTCGTTAGCTTTATACTCTATTTTAGATACTAAATCACTCCATGCTATATTAGATATAGCTTTAGACAATCTTCTATTTTTAATCATATTTTTTACTTGAAGACTTTCTAAACCTATAAAATCATATAGATTGATTAGTTTTTTGGATACCTGATGATTTATAGTGTTTCTTGAATTCTTTATTTTATTATGCACCCTAGCTACTTTTAATCTAGCTTTATTTCTATTTTTGCTTCCTTTCTTCTTTTTACTTAGTTTTCTTTGTTCTAATTTAAGTTTTCTTTGGTACTTATATGTTAATTTATGATTTTCTATAGTATATCCATCAGAACATATTATCATATCTTTAAGACCTAAATCTATACCTACTTTCTTATTGGTTTTCTTTCTATTATTCTTTACTTCTATCTTATGTGTTATGGTTATTCAGTACTTATCTAGGTTATCTTTTTCTATAGTAAAACCTGTTATTTTACCTATATTATGGTTTGTTTTATGTTTCTTAAATTTTATTTTATGGTCTTCTTTAGTATAAGATGACTTATTGCTTTTATTTAATTGTATATGGTTATCTTCTATTTTAACTCTAGAACCAGCCTTCATACCTATAGTCTTTTTAGATGTCTTTTTACTCTTAAATTTAGGATATCCTCTATCTGGTTGTTTTATAAATTCCTTCATACCAAGATATAAATTAGATAAACTAGATTGTATAAAATCATTAGGTAATTTATTAATAAAAGAATATTCTTCTTTTAATTTAGTACTAAAACCTACTATACCAGTTTGATTAGGTATCTTAGGTCTCACTTGACCTTTATTTTTGCCTTTTTCTATAGTGTACACACCAAAATAATTATCTTGTATCTTACCTAAAACATTATTATAGGTAAATCTATAGAGGTTAAATTGTTTATCTAATAATGCTTTTTGTTTAGCATTAGGATATAGTCTATATTTGTTTGTTCTTACTAATTCCATATTTAACCCCTTTATATTTATTTATACAATTATTTATATAATATTATTTTTAAGATTTTCTTGTACAGATTTTAACATCTTTCTTCTATTACTATACATTTTCATACTAAAATGATGTATTATAGATATTAAATCCTGTGTTAATTCAGTTTGAAAATCTTCTTCTTTGGTAAAATTTATATATACTATATCTGTTCCATAACTACTAAACCATTTTTCTATATAATTATAGCCAAATCTAGTAAGTCTATCTTTATAAGAAATATATATAGTATCTATATTACCATTTTGTACTTCTTTAATAAGAGCATTAAAACCCTTCCTATCTTCATTCATTCCAGAAGCTATATCTTTATATACCTTATCTACTATAATACCTTTAGAAGCAATAAATTCCCTTAATATTTTTTCTTGCTTTTCTAAGTCTTCTTTTTGTTTAGTATTACTTACTCTACAATATATAACTTGATTTTTATCTTTGGGTTTTGTGAGCATTAAACTATCTATATCATATAAGAAATTCCTACTATTTAATTCTTTGTATTTAACCTTTCCTTGTCTTCTATAATTATTTAAAGTTTGACTTGTAATGCCCAAAATCTCTTTTATTTTCTTAGCGTTTATATAACTCATTTATTTCCTTTTATATTTATTTATATATTAAGTAATTTTATTATATAATTTATTATAGATAGAAAGTTATTAATTATAGGTGCAAAATAATGTTTATTATTGGAGAAAAAGGTCCGGCACCTCTTAAAGGTACTATTGCTTATGTTACTAATTATGATTTATGGATAAATTGCAATTTAGAAGAAATCCCTAGTAAATATCCGGAGGTATATATTTGAAAATAAATGAATTAAAAATAACTCACACCAATGGAGATTTATATTCCGGATATACGATTGAACTTAACAATATTACTAAATATTTTGAACACAATGAGAAATTTCAAGAAGCAGGAATGTTCACAACTAGAAAAATGAAACAACTTTTAGAGGACCCAGAATTCCTAGACTTTGTAATAAGTAATTACAAGTCTTCAGAACCAGTTGTTGATTTTGATTCTCTAATAGTAGAAAAGGGAGTATCAAAATCAATGCAGGTGCTATTTTATCGTTCTAGAATAGCAATGAATTATTTTGGAGTGATAACCGAAATGTTAATGAAACTCCGAAATCGAAAAACGATTTTAATTAAACTAGAAGACCCCTTAAAAAACTTTAATATAGAAACAATCGTAAAACTACAAAATAAAGAAGAAATGAAGGAGTTTTTTGATTATCAATATATTGAAAACAAATACCCGGAGATGTATATATGAAAAAAAGAGAAGTATTAAAAGGTGATTATGTTTTAATAAAAGACCGTAATGATATTCAGCATGTTGTAAGAGTAGATGCTGTTGTAAAAATAGATACGATAAAACCTTCAAAAAAAGTCCAAGCGTATGCAAGTACTATTATTAAAAGTATAGATAAAAGTAATCTTAATACCACCACATTTTATGATAAAGATGTACAACTAATATTAGGAGCTATAAATGCTCGAACACTAGAAACAGAATATCCTGAGATATTTCTATGATTGGTAAATTTGTATTAATAAAAACAGATAATATTATTGAAAAAGGTTCGAAGCACTCAGAAGATCAACCTTGTTATTTTGTGGTAAATATAATAGAAAAGAGTAAAATTGGCAGAGATTGGAAATCAAAAGTTCTTTGGTTTTATGATGTTGCATATAATGAATTACATTTTTTTAAAAAAGATATATTGTTTGAATTTGAAAAAGAACCATCTTGGAGAGAGATGGAAAACATGGAAGGAACACATCCAGAGTACTGGTTATAAAGGATTAAAAATAGTTTATGCAATGGTAGATGACCAACTGAATATTTTAAAAATATATTCAGAAAAGGGTTTAGATGACATTAGAAAATTAAGAACTATCCATGTAAGTAAATTTGAAAAATTAAAATTTAATGGAAATTATGGAAGTTCAACTGTTTTTCCGTTTTATGATATTAATGAGGCAAAAATAGTTACTGCTATTAAACAGGTTCAGGGATTAAAGGAACAAGCAATTAATTATGAGAATAACGACTGGAAAATTAATGAAAATTTCAAAAGTATAGATAAAACTCAAGAGTGGTTGAAAAAGAAGGAAAAAATTTATCCAGAGTACTTCGTTTAATCTTATTTTAATATTTATTATGTTATAATTATTATAGAAAAACACATAAAGGTTATATAATGACAAAAGCGATAAACAACTACAGAATAAGTATTAATTCAAATGACAGATTAACTGGAGAGTTTACAGGTGGAAAAGAATATTTTGAAACTGAAGCAGAAGCAGTGATAGTTTTTAATAAATTTGTTTTATAAGAATTAGCACCAAATAATAACTTTCTATTTATAGAGAAATATATAAAAATGAAATTTTAGCAAGTTTTGATACAACAGGAATATAAATGATACATAATTTTTTAATAGAGTCTTTGAATGATATTGAAGGTATTAATAAAATACAGCATAAACTACAAGATACTTTGTTAAGACCAGCAAAAATCCCTAAGGGAACAGCGGCATTATATTTTAGTGCAAGTGAACTTTCTCGAATAGTTACTAAATTTTTAGATATTAAAAAGAAGTTTATTGAATTAGATTTATTTAAAGATGAGTTTGATAGATGTAATTATTTTAAAGTTTCTGAATTAGATACACTTACTTTAATAGAACATAATTTGATGCTTTGGGATTTAAATTATGAAAGTTTATTTGCCACTTTAAAGTATGAAATAAACGATTTAACAGAAAGAATAAAAAGAGCACCATTAAATTGGTATAATAAGCATGCTTATTTAATAAATAATGAGACTTATATTGACAAAAAATATTTTAGTATTTACAGAATAGTTGATAAAAATTGGGATACTTTAACAATCACCTTAGAATGTTGTAAGTATAGTACCCATTCGAAAAGTCTTTCAATAGATATAGTTAAAATTAAATGTGATAGTATTAGAGATATATATCAAGAACAGTTTTTAAGTGAAGAAATAGGGAAGATTTACCCCGAATGGTTTTTATAAGGAGAAATAGTGGAAAAAGCAACAGTAGAGAAATTATATAACGAGCAGGATAGGGAATGTATAGATTCCACCTTTGCTAATATGTTTTCTAGTCCAGCATACAGAGAAGATTATGTTTTTTATGCTCATATATTGGCGCAATGTAAAGTAATTATGACAAGCGATGTTGATTTAGCAGGAGTAAATTTTACAATTAACAAGTATAACCTTTTTATTAATCCAGAAAGATTTCTTGAATTACCCCTTTTGGAAAGAATGTCAGTACTTAAACACGAATCGCTTCATATTCTTTATGGGCATATTTCAAGAAAGGGAGACAGAAACCATAAATTATTCAATAACTCTTCAGATGTTGCAATTAACCAGCTTATCACGAGAGAACATTTACCTGAAGGCTGTCTTTACCCTGATACTCTTGAAAAGGCTCTAAAGGAACAAGGTTATAAAATAAAAGTACCTGAAATGCTTTCAGCAGAACATTATTATGATTTACTTCCTTCAGAAATAAAAGATAATGCCGAGAATGGACAATGTAATAGTGGAGAAGGAAATCCTCAAAATTGTGAAAAATGTGGTGGAGCTGGTAAAGAAGAAGACGGAAAACCTTGTAAACATTGTAATGGAACGGGTAAAGAATTCTACAAAGGTTTATTTAAAGATAATCCACTTGATGACCATAGCAAATGGAATGAGTCAGAAGGAGAATCTGACTTACAACAGGACATCACAAAAAGAATGATTGATAAAAGTATTGAAAAATCAAGAGGAAACACGCCTTCTCATTTAGAGTATTTTATGGAATTATGGGGGAAAAAAGCACAAATTAGTTGGAAAAAAGTTCTTAGAAATATCGCAAGTAATAAAAAAGCAAATAAAGTAACAACTATTATGAGAAAATCAAGACGGTTCCCAAATAGACTTGAAATTAGAGGCCATAAGAAAGACAAAATCTTTGATATTGTAGTTATATTAGATGTTTCGGGGAGTATGTCAGATAAAGAAATTATTACTGGACTGGCAGAAATTCGTGAAGTAGCAAAACTTACGGCAAGTACTGTTAAAATTATTCAAGTTGATACAGAAGTGCATGCAGTAGAGGATTTTACGCCAGGCAAATTTAATAGAAGTGCAGGTGGTGGAACAGAAATGCTACCAGGATTTAGATACATTAAGGAGAATAAGGTATCGCATGATGCTATTATTTTAATTACAGATGGATGGATAGAGGATATTTCATACTGGGCAAAAGAAGGTGTAGCACCAAAATGTCCTTTAATGATTCTTAGCACTGAAGCAGATATTGATGTTTCAGGATACAGAAATTATAGATTTTTCAAACTAGATCAAGCGTAGGAAAAACATTATGAATTATTATGAAAATGCTAATATGCAATTTGAAAAAAGAGAACCAATTAGATATTATTTTGATGGTAAAGATCTCAAAGGAATTTATAATATAGATTCTGGAAAAAATCTAAAAAAATCTATTTTAAAAAGAAAATTCAAGATAGGCTCATTAAAAAGTGTTGATATAGCCGAATATAGAGAACTAGGATTATTTCATAGTTATCATAAAAGTATTTCAAAAGAAAAGGCAGAAAAATTATATCCAGAATTTTTTATATAAGGAAAAAATATGAGTTTAAAGAATATTAAAGTATTTAATCAAAATGAATATATTGGTAAAATTATCAAACTTCAAATGAAAGGTACTAACAATATAGGTTTTTATGAAGTTGTTAAATTTAACAGTTATATATCTTGTAGATTAATTTATACTATTGAGAAAGGAACAATAAGAAAACAATTTAAAACTAATAGATGTGTCTTATTTGACATTAAAGATTTTTTTAATAGTGAATTCTTAAATTGTAAACCAGAGGAATTTGAAATTAAATACCCTGAATATTTTATATAGGAGAGAAAATGAATGAATTAGATAAATATTTTAATAAAAAAATGTCATTCAAAGACATATTTACTAAAGATGGAAGTGGTTCTTTTAGTGAAGATTTTGATGTCCGTACTATAAAGGACAGAAAAATGGAAAATATAAAAAATTATATCAAAGAACATTATGATATGAGTTTGGATGAATTAGATGAATTTATAATGAAATATGAACCTGAAAGGACTGTATAATGGGTAAAATCTTATACGCAATTAAACCAATAGGTGTCACAAAGGGGTTTGGGCGAGTATATAACAAACAGTTATATATTGGTAAGTATGAAGTTATTAATGGTACTGACATTAAATTAGTAGAAGTGCAGGACTTTAATAAAAATATAATTAAAAGACATTCATTTCCAGCGTCACTAAAATATGGCTCATACAATGGAATACAAACAGAAGATGTTGGTAGTGAAAATATCTATTCTGGAATGCCCAACACCAATTCGGTAATATTATTTGTAACATTAGTCGAAGCCAAATTACAAAAATTAATAGATATAAAATATATTAAGATATATTTTGAAAAGGAACTAAGAAAACTTCAAGAAAGAGCAGAAAATAATCTACCTAAAAATATTGAAGAAATTTTTGAGGAATATAGTGGTAAATACCCGGAATATTTAATATGATTAATTCAGGTGAGCATTTTGAAAATTATATTAGTCACAAAGATATTAAAATTTATTTTGATAACAATAAAGATAAAACCCAAATGAAATTATTTACCTCTTATTATGGATATATAACTGTTAATGGCAGAAAAACATCCCTTCAAGAAGATTATAAAGTTGAACCAGTTGAAATTGTATTATCTGTAGAAAATAAAGAACTTTGTGACCCGTTCAGAAATATGGATAATCTTATGAATGGATTAGATGAAAAACATAATACAGGTTTAAGCTCAGATAGTTTTAAAAACCCCGAGTTGACAGAATGGCAACCTTTACCCAAAGATACATTAACCTATTTTGATTGGCATGTAACTTTAACAACTCAAAATTCAGATATAGAAATTGATAAAGGAATTATAGAAAGACTTAAATTTTTTCATACAATGGAACAGGCAGAAATGAATTATATTAAAATGATGGAATATAAATTTAAAGAATTAGGAATATTTGAAGCATTTGATAAATATAATGAATTATATAATTCATTAAGTAATAAATATCCTGAAGAATTTATATAAAAATGAACAATTACTTAAAAAACTTTATTTAAGGAACTATATGAATACAGAAATAATTATTGAACCTTTAAATTTTCAAAGCAATTATTTTATTTGTGAAGTAAGATATAAAGTTGGTAAAAGTATAGTCGTTGCCGAAGGAATTGTAATGCTTACATTAAAAGACTTAACTAAAACAGTTCCTTTGCATTGTACTTTAAAGAACTTTGAGGAAGAGCATCCAGAGTTTTTCTTATAACTGGATACAATTATCAGAGAATAAGTGGCATTTTTGAAGATAGAGAAATATATTATAATGTAGAAATTCTTAGGGAAGAGAATGGATGCAATATTTGAAAATCAATTTGAATCCTAAAACTCTATAATTAAATTAATGAAAAGGGCTGTCCGGAATGTTCTATCTAAAGTTATTTTAAGGTTATTGTGTTATAATTATATTTACAAAGGACAAAAATGAAACAATATTTTGTAGACATAGACGAAACTTTAATTTTTACTAAAGCTAAAATACATATTATTAAAAACAATAAAATTATTAGAAAGTTATCTAATCGAGAATATAATGCATATTCTCTACAGCAAGGCGAGAGTTATGACTTTGTAGAATTTACTTCTACAAAAATTTTCACTGAGACTTCTCAACCCAATCTAACAATGATAAAAGTCCTTGAAAAAATTAGCAAGGAAACTAAAAATATAGCTTTACTTACAGCGAGAAGAGATTTTGATGATAAAAAATCTCTTCTTAAGTACCTTAGGACTCATAAGATAAATGTAGGGCATTATAGGGATGGTCAAATTCATATAATCAGATCAGGCAATATTACTAATAAACGCACTAACACTGCACAAGCGAAGATTAAAATGATAGACAACATAGTTAAGAAAAACCCTAAAATAACTGAAATTGTTATATATGATGACTGTATTAAGAATCTTAACGCCGTTAAACAATATGCTTTAGAAAAAGGTTTGAAGTCTTCAACTTTCAAAGTAAAAGAGGGAAACATAAATTTGGTTTAAAGTTAATATGTTGCATTTATACAAAAGGGAAAAAATGGAAAAGACAACACCGGTATCTTTAAATCAAGAGACAAACAAAGTGTTTAATGAAACAATAGAAAATAATTTAGATACAAGAAGCAATTCTTCTAAAACTTTATAATAGAAAAAATGAAAAGGAAGTATTAATGGAAACATTTACATCATCAACGGTATTTACTTTATCACTAAGTAATCCTTTAATGGTATTAGGTATGGTAGCAGTATTATGGTCAAAATCATTTAGGAATTTTGTAGAAAATTGGGGATTCTTATTTATGATTTTGTGTTGGTATTTTTATGGAATTATAGGATGGTTATTGCTTTGGATATTTTATGAATTAGTAGTTTTTATGCATAACAATACTAAAGCAAAAACTAAAAAAGTTAAGAAAAAGACAAAAGATACTAATGACCAGTTTTTTGATGATTTGAAAAACAAGAAAAGAAAACAAGAAGCAAAAAAATATATTTAAGGAAATAGAATGAGTAAAATAATTAAAGGTTTAAGAATAAACCAAGTACCTTCGAAAAATTATATTAATAAAGATGAATATACAAAAGAGTTTAATAATGATATAATTCCTGAATATGAATTTTTATATTTGGAAAATGGGAAATTATATAGTGAATGCTTTGCATTAGAATATGGAGAATGTAGTTCGGGATATTGTGGCGCAGAATGGATTAAAAAAGGAAATAAAAAACAAGTATCAAGTTTAGGAACATTGCATTATATACTAAAGGAAAATTGGAAATAGATCATTTTATTACAAGTAATTATGATGGTAATGATTATTTCATTATTTATGAAAATGACTGTCGATGGTATCCAAATGCCAATATTCAGATAAAATTTGATAATTGGATAGATACAAAACGAGGCAAAGACAAAAAACAAATTTATATATTTAAGGGACCGAGTGCAATAGGAAAGTCTTATATAGCAAATTCAACTAATTTGGAGGTTTTTGAAACAGATGGACGACCGTTAAATGAATTAAATATTTCTTTTGATATTATAGTTGTAGGAAACAAACACGGATATACAACAAGAAATATTATATCTGAGTTTAAGGAGGATAATTTAAAAAATATAGAGTTTATATTAGTTGGATTCAAGAAAATCTAGATTACTAGGTTATTAAGTTAAACAAAGTTATAATATATTATAAAGGAATATAATGGTAAGAGAAAAATTAAATCAAGTACCATATTTTAAAAATGTTGAAGAAAGCGACAGCATTTTTGGATTAGTATTTGGTAAAGGCAAAGTAGCAAATGTATGGGAAAATAGTCATTATACATTTGAAATTGAATTTGAAAATGGATTTACTGTTCCATATACATCAGATGGAATTCCTGGATGGAGCGGAAAATTGGATTATCAAACAGTGTTTTATTCAGAAGATATAGATTTAACAGATGTTGATTTTAGTCCAAGTGAAGAAGTTCTTAATGTTAAGAAAATTATTAAATTAAGAGATAAGGGAAAACTGGATGCTAGGTGTCCTAGTGGAGTTTGGATAAATATTAAACAATGTCCTAATTATATTATAGAAGAATATCTTGAAAATAACAAATTACATTTATTTAGAAAAGCAAGGTAATTTAACTTTGTTTTAAGGAAATTATGTTATAATATATTATATAAAAAGAAGGATTACAATATGTTGGAACATTATTTTAATATAGTAGAACTTACATTTGAAGAAGTGAAATTAAGAATTAAACAATTATATAAAGATAGAAAATTTTATGGTGAAACTCCTCAAGAATATCTTAAGGCAGTTGTTTATGAAACTAAAATTAAGGATACTATAATTGTAATGAAAATGGACGGTTTTACAAAAGAAGATAAAGAAAATTTTTATTGGGACGATTGGAAAGAGATTCAACTAAATGTTTTTAAATGGTTGAATCCCAATACAGGTAATATATTTATAATTGATGGAAGTGAAATAAAATAATGGGTACTGCTATTCAAGTTCAAGAAATTATGGAAATAATGAATGAAAGACTTAACAATTTTGAAGTTAATGTTTTTTTCAATAGAGGAAAAGAATACGCAAGTTGTTATTTAGCAGACTTTAGTGATTATGAAAAAGATCAAGTTCCAGGTGTCCCACCAGCAGGAAGAACACTTAAACAACATAACCTTATTTTAAGTTTAAACAAAAAAGGAAGGAAATATTGAATAGTTTATTAAAACCGGTAAATATGATTATGTTACATCCAGTATCAATTTTTATTAATATTATGGGTGTTATAGCATCTGTTTCAGTATTTCCAATATGGGTGAATTTAATATTAATTCTATTAATACTTCCAAATTTTGTAGAACAATACAATAAATTAAGTAGGGTTAGATAAGAATAATATTTATTATCTAGTATCCAGAGAAGAATTCAAAAACAATTCTAATTTATTTGGAATAAGCACAAGTCACAAAAATCCAAATAATAAAGGAAAGGTTACGGTAGTTATTGATGGTGAATATTATCAAATAACCAAAGAAGAATTTGATAATAATAAAACATTATATCAAGGAATACAGAAGGGAAGGAAGGTAAATATGGAAAAAAGAAATGCTAATTCAAAAAAATATAATATATTAAAAAATGGCATAATAATTGAAAATAATATTTATGCCAAGGATGTAAGAAAAATATCTCAAGCGTTAATTAAAACATCTAAAGAATTACCATTAGGAAATTCTAAAATTAATCTTATAGCGTTAGACATTGATGATTGCATTCTTCCTAGTAATCAAAATTATTTTGGGAAAACAACAGACGCTTTAGAAATTTTTGAAATCAATCTTAAAAGACTTGTAATGATTTTAGAAAAATACAATTTAAAATTATTTATGACATCTAGTTGGTATCATTTATATGAAATTGAAGCAGTTTCAAAAGGTAATTTAAAACCAAAAGACTCTACTTTAAAACAATTTCAGTATGATAAAGAAATTAAAAGTGCTCATAATCTAATGGTAAAATATATTGAAAAATATTTTATTGGTATGAGTTCTGGAGATAGGAGCCAAGATATTATAAATCTTTTACAAAATGAAAAATATGATAAAATTATTGTTATGGATGATTGGGACTTACAAAAAGAATGTAATTTATCAGACAGAGCATTGTATATTCCAATGTACGGTTATATAGATGGAAATGTTGGATTTATGATACACAAACTAATAACAGAAAATAAGAAAGTGGCAAGAAGAAGTTATTACTAATGAAACAGCGAAATTTTACAAGATAAAGCAGAAGTTTTAATATTTGTTATTGAGGACTATGAGGTTAGTAAATAACCAAGTGAAAATATTAAATGCCGGGAGTGAAAGCATTTGTTGAGAATGTTAGAGAAAATGTATTCCCATAACCATCTGTTGTGGAGATGTAAAAAGGAAATATAATGGATTTTTGGTTAGAAATACTTGGATTAGTAGGATTTGCAATAGGATATAGCGTTCCTTTTACTTGGGCTATAATTGCTTTAGTTTGTTTTATACTTATGTTATTTAGGATTAAAGATGAAATGGCAAAAGCAATAATCGCCGAATTAGGCAAGTATTTGTTTATAGGTATAGCACTCGGAAATGGTTGGACTTATTATCAGACAGAACCAGAATTAGTCTTAACTAATTCTGGTACGGCTCAAGAGCACCCAAAACATTACAAAGTTATTGATGGTGTTGTTTATGTTAAAGCAACAGATATTTCAGAAACAGTAGAAATTAAAAAAATAGAAAAGAGCACTTGGGAAAATTTAAAAACTTGGAAACCATTTGCAAAAGAAGGAGAATAAGATGGATAAAATCTCAACTAGAAGAAAGATCTGTACAACTATAATTTTAAAATTAGATAGCAGCGAAATAGGAACTTTGCCAGGTGTAAAAACATTAGATAATTATTACTGCAATTAAGGATTGAGTTCAAGGATGTGGTGTTCTCAGACCACGGAAGAATTTGTGAGGTTAAGGATAAAGATTTTAAAGACTAATTTTTATAACAGAAATTCTCACTAATTAGCAAAAACGAGCAGTTAAATATAGATAGAACGCTTAATAGGATATTATTTAGAAAAAATTAATTAAGGAAAAAGAAATGAACAAGGATATATTAGATAGAATAGATGAAAATACTTGGATAATTTCAGATACGCATATAGGTCACGGTAAAGAGGGAACGGGTATTTTGTCCTTTGAACCTGGTAGATTAACTCAAATGAGGGTTGATGGATATAAAGCAAATGAGCATGATAAATGGGTAATTGACAATTGGAATGCTAAAGTAAAGCCAGGAGAAACTGTTCTGCATTTAGGAGATTTTAGTTTTAAGGCGGTTGCTGATAACATCCAAAAATTAAATGGAAACATTATCTTAATTCTCGGGAATCACGACGGGAAAGGAACAGAACAAAAATATCAAGGAGTTGAAGCAATTAAAGGTTTTTACTTTGAAGATGAAGTAGGGTTATTAAATAAAATTTATAATCCAATTCCGAATGATAGAATGCTATCAGGATTAATTAAAGAGATTAATGGCGAAAAATTATTATTTTGTCATTATGAAATTCATACTACTGATCCTTGGGATTATCAAAACAAAAGAATAGCACCGAGAATAGAGGTCCTTAAAAATATTTTTGAAAATCATAAATGCAAATATAATATTCATGGACATACACATTCTAGTCCTAGTAGTACTAATTTTTCAAAAAATGTTTCGTTTGAGCAAATAGGATTTGCTCCAATTAGATTAGGAGAATTACTTAGCAAATAGTTAAGTAATTTTTTAGTATAATAATTAATATAATATAAAAGGAAGAAAATGAAAGACTTATTAACTTTTGAAGTAAAAGAAGTAATGAGAGAAAATGCACATTCTCTAGTGGAAACGTTAATACTGGAGGAAGTACCATTTAGGATAGTACTTTGGAATAACGACAATTGGGATTCTCCATTACCCAAGAAAATAATGGAAACATTTCCTAAACAATTAGTTTTAGATATTAAAGAAATGGCACTAAGAACTTCCTACTTAAATGAATCAACAGGTGAAATAATTCTAAGTACAGCTTTTGAAAGTAGAGAATACAGTAAAATTTTACACTATGATGAAATAATTGCTGTTTTAGACCTTAAAGGGCAACCATATCTATTAAACAATTTTCCTCAAGATACTGTTAAAGACATTAAAACCCTTTTTAGAGAACCTGCAAGTAAAAAAGAATGGATAGAAATAGCAACTAGCGGCGGGATAACTGCAGAAGCTGCAGAGAGAAGTATTAGTGCTTTTATTAAACATAACCCTAATCTTAGCTATTTGGACAAATAATAGGAACTTTCGGTTAAGCACCAGATTTAGTTGACATTTTAAATATAGTAAATGAATCAAATTTTACATTAGGTAAAGAACTAGAAACTGTTATCCTTTGAAACTACCTAAAATAACAGAACTAAACAAAGAAGAAATATAAGTGTTCTTTTACACTCTTGTAATGTAAAAACTTAAGAAAGTAATCTTAGTGAAATACTAATTTAATATAATATTAAAGTTAATATGTTATAATTATATAAGTAAATAGATTTGATACAAATAATAAGATCGAAACATTTTTCTTATGTTTGTTAAAAATCATATTTAGAGCGGTAGTAAGTTACCGATATACAAAGACAATAAAGGAAAAGAATGAAAATTAAATTTTTAGGAAGTGGCTCTGCATTTACATTAGCAGAAGAAAATTATCAAAGTAATATTTTAATTAGTAAAAATATTGAGAATTTTAAAGTATCTGAACAATGTATAAATGGTGGGCCGACTATTTTAGAAGATAGAAAACAAACAAAAAGACTCCTTTATGATGCAGGGAGCTCAATAGCAGAAGCACTAAATGCTTATGATTTAAAACCCCAGGACTTGGATTCAATTTATATTTCTCATTTACACGACGATCATGCTGGTGGTATTGAATATATTGGCTTCAAAACTTATTTCGAAGTACATCAGTTTGGAGAAACAGTATTTGGATCTATGAAACCTAAATTAATTGGACATTCTGATATTCTTAGAGAAGGTTGGGACACTTGCTGGAAAGGCGGACTTCAGTCAATTCAAGGTCAAACAAATTCTTTAGAAACATATTTTGATACAAATTATATGCCGAATAATGGCACTTTTGATTTTTATGGTGCAACAATGATGCCTATTCAAACAGTGCATGCGGTTGATAGCCGAAGAATAGTGCCAAGTTATGGTTTAATGTTTATTGAAAATAATACAAAAGTTTTTATCACTGGAGATACACAATTTGCGCTAAATTTAATGATTACATATTATATTCAAAGTGATATTATATTCCATGATTGTGAATTAATATTTGAAGAAAAAGATGGATATAAAAATGGAGTTCATGCTCAATATTGGCAGTTAAATACTCTAAGTAAAGATATTAAGAAAAAGATGTGGTTATACCATTATTCTCTTAATGGTAGAACTTATGAAGAATGCGAGGATAGAGTTATAACTGATGGTTTTGCAGGTTTAGTAAAAAGAGGACAGGAGTTTGAAATATAAGATAACTAAAGGAAAAAGTTAAAAAATATTTACAAATAAGTTGATAAAAATTATCCAGAAATACTAATATAATCTCACTTTTTAATCTTGTTTTAAGATTAATATGTTATAATATATTATAACAAAGGATTAAAATGTCAGATTTTATTATAGATATAACTAATTATATATCAAGTTTAGAGGATATTAGTTCTGAAAATGCACAAAATATTGTGTTTAATATAAGTGAACCAGAAATAAAAAATATATTAAATATAAAGGTTTTAGAAAATGTTTAATAAATCACAAGATAAAAGAAACTTAGTGATTGCATTAGCAAAGTTTAATAGGATGTATGCACAAGTTACAGTTCAAGAACGAACAACAGATGAGCTTGAAACAGTTGCTAATTATGGCAAAAATATGTTAAAATTATTTTTTGATTTCTTTAAGAATGAAGACGAAATATTAAGTAAGGTTAAGACTTTACAAAAAGCATTACAAACAAGAAAAAATAAAGGCCAAGAAGGAATTAAATAATGAAAGTAGCAAATACTACAACTTTAGGAACGGAAACAAATCCAAATATATCTATGAGTTATGGAGAAATAGCGAAAGAATTAGGTATTACAGTTAAAGAAGTTAAAGACGCAGAAGCAAGTGCTTTTAAAAAAATAAGACACCCAAAAATTGGGAAAGCTTTTAAACAATACTTAGGTTTATAAACAGCTGTAAAGGAGAGAAAATGAAAAAAGGCAATATGGTCATTTATATAGATATTTCTAATAACACTTTAGAAAATGGAAAAGAATATAAAATTAATAAAGTGCTTAAAGACGGGGCACTTCAAGTTGAAATTGTTACTGGTTTTGCGGGATTAACTTCTGATAGATTTAAATTAGTAAAATAGTAATTTTATTATTTTAACTTTGTTTTAAGATTATTATGTTATAATTAAGTATACAAAAAGGATATAAAATGTTTATCAGAACACAATTAATGAACCAATTTAAAAATGAAGTATTTAAAAGAAAATTACAAGGCAAAGTAAATACATTTATTAATATTTCAGCACAGAACTTAAATGAAACTATATTATATGCAACAAAAAGTCAATTAATTGAATTAGAAAATGATGAAACTCAATTATGTAAATTATTAGAAGATCTAATTATTACTTTTAAAAATAGAAAAACATCAGTACAAAATTTTAATAGTAATATGGGTCGAGATTTAAAAAATACTCAGGTTATTGCAGATACAACAGTTCAGAGAATAATTAAAAATTCAACAGAAGTCACAAAAGAATTAGCAGGTATCCTAAAAACAATTAGTTCAAATTCAGTTATTGTTGGTGGCTGTGTTAGAGATGCAATTCTTGGAAGAGAAGCAAAAGATATTGACTTTGCTACAGATGCTCATTATGATAATGTAGAAAAAGCTGTTTCGTCAAATGGTTTTAAAGTAAAAGAAGCAGGAAAACAATTTTTAGTTATGATTGTTAGCAAAACAAATACAGAAGGCAAAACAGAAGATTTTGAAATTGCAATGTTTCGTAAAGATGGAAATTATACAGATGGTCGAAGACCAGACAGTGTTGAAATTGGTACAATCTATGACGATTCTAGGAGAAGGGATTTCACGATCAATTCCCTTTATTTTAACCTTACTACTCAAGTAGTACAAGACCCAAACGGAACTGGACTACAAGATTTAAGTGATAAAGTCCTTAGATTTGTTGGAAAAGCAGATGATAGAATCAAAGAAGATAAGTTGCGTGTAATGAGGTTTTATAGATTTTTAGGAAGATATAAAGACCTTGAAATGACGGCTGATAACAAAAGTCTTAAAGCATGTAGAGCTAATTTTGCAGCAATGCAATCAAGTGTAGCACCTGAAAGACTTAAAATGGAAATAGAAAAAATGGTGGGATTTTAAAATGAATTTAGATACAGCACAAATGGAAACAAGAATATTAGTAAAAATACTTACTACCCCAACAAGTGATTATAATAGTGTTAAAATTATTAAAGATGAAATTTTAGGATTATATGTTTACGGTTCAAAATTATGGGGAACTAATAATGAAAATTCCGACTCAGATTATGCAGTTGTTTTAAGTGATACAGCATCTGTTTGGAAATTTTATGAAAAACAATATGTTCAAAGTGAATCTGAGGATGTTGATATTCATATTATGTCCGAAAGTTATTATAAAAATTTGGTTATAGAATGTGATGAATTTGGTTTAAGTTTATTTGTACAAGAATATCCTTTAATTAAATATGAAACTGATATTGAATACAAAGATCTAAGTTTGCAGAATCTTAGAAAATCATTTAGTTCAAAAGCAAATAATAGTTATGTAAAGGCAAAGAAGAAACTGATAGACGGCGAAATAAATATTGCTTATAAAAGTATGTATCACAGCCTAAGAATTTTAGATTTAGGAAAAGATATTGCTACTGCAATAAAAGAAGAAGGAAAGATATATGATTTAACAAGTTATGGTGAAAATATCGAATACATAGCAGACTTATTCGAACAGCAATATGAAAATTGGGATTATATTCACAAGATATGCAAACCTTTATTTAATGCTTATGCAACAGAGTTTAGAAAAATGGCTCCAAAAGCTTAGGGAGGATAGAATGAAAGAAATATTTAATGTTATAATGGGCTTTTTTTACATTATAGGCGATTTACTTAAGCAATTAGTCTTAATTATTGTCGGTTCAGTGACAATGTTTTTCACAGAGAATAGAAAAAATAATGCGTTTTTACGAATGTTGGGACAGAATTGTTTTCTGAATTTATTCGTAACAGGTTTTATATTATTTTGGCTAATAGGGCATATATCTGTAATAGCGGGGTTAGTGGCAGTTATCCTTTGGTTCTTTATATTTACAGAAATAAGAAAATATTTATATTTTAAGTATGTTAATGAGAATGAATATACTGACGAATATGATATATTGGGTCGTTTTTCCTTAGGTGTAACATTATTTTTAACAATACTCGTAAGTAATATTAACAGTGCCTATAAATACCAAGAAGTTGGTAGTTACGCATTCAAGAAATCAGATTTTGTTGGAAAGAAAACAGAACAATTTACTGTAGAAGAAGAAAGTGGTGAGAGTGTTAAAAAAAGTAGAACTGTTCCTTATTATTATATAAAGAATACAATGGTATTAGACGGACAAGAGAAAAAGGTATATGTCAAAGGTTGTAAGGATGCAGGCAAATATAAAATACTTGAAGAAACGCTACCAGTAACTTATATACCAGGTGTTAAGTATGCATATACAAGTTTTTATGCTGAATGTTCATCTATGTATCAAAAATATAAAAATATTGAAAAGAAGATTAAATAATGAAAGCGTTTTTAGGATTATTTTTAGTAGTATTTGATTTATTAAAAGGATTGGGGATACCAAATTTAGGAAAGAAAATTAAACATTTTTTTCTTGTTCAATCCTGGTGGAGATTGTTAATTATATTAATATCTGCAGGTTGCATAGGGTTTGGTTATAATATATTTGGTGCAGGTATTTTAATTGGTGTTACTATTTGGTATTTAACAGAAAAACAAGAACAATATGCCAAAAAAAGAGGTAATTGGAATACTGTAGAAAGAAATGACCATTTTATTATTCCCAGTATTTTATCATTAGTTACTATGATAATCATACAAAGTGTTTTGGTTTATAAAGCGGTTCCTAAATATGAGGTTATTAAAAATATTACTTTAAATGAAAAAACAGTAACAGAAAAATCTTATGTTTATTTAAATGTAAAAGGCACATCTGTAAAATTAGACACCGGAAGTAAATGTAAATGGGGTCAGTCAACTGAACTTTATAAGGAAACAAAAGATGTTTTTTGGTTTAACCCAAATATTATAGGCAAATATTATTTAAATTGCAATAGACCAATGAAAAAATATACAAAGATTTAGAAATGATATATAAAGTTAGAAAATTTGATACAGATGAATTGCTTCTTGAATTTCTTGAGAAAAACATAGGAAAAATAGATATTATTTCAACTCATAATACACCTTTTCAAGAAGACAGAAGATTTGGTGGTAGTTACCGAGACATATACACCGAGAGTGTAAGAGTTTCGGTGATATATAAAGAAATTTCAGAAATTAAAAGAAAGGAAATATAATGCAAGAGTTTGGATTTAGCACAATTGAGGCTTTTCCAGAGCCAAAAGCTAAACTAACAAAAAGGACTATTATTGGATATTCTTCGCCAAAAATGTTTTATACACCAGATGAAATAGAGCAGGACATCCCAGTTATTAAATTAGCATTTACGAATAACAATGTTATAAAACTGTTTTTAAGGGAGTTTTATAAACCAACTGATATTCAAATTATACAATACTTGTTGACTTATAAAAAAGTTATCTTAACAAACTGTGAATATGAGTTTGTGTATGTACAAGAAGGCCAAGAGGAATTATTCCTGGAAATGTATATGGGAATAAAACACGAAGAAAAACAAAAATTTAAAAAATATATTTAAGGAAAAGAAATGACAGCAGAAAATTTTACATATTGGTTACAAGGGTTTATGGAAGTACAAAATCCAGAAAATCTTAATAAAACGCAAGTTCAGATTATCAAAGACCATTTGGCTTTAGTTATGACTAAAGTTACACCAGATAGATATAAGTCAGAAGAAAATGACAATGTAGATGAAATAGGGGAAGAAGCAGGTCAGTATGCAGAAGATTCTTCACTTCAACCTGACATTATTCCTGATTGTTTTCCGGATACAATTTGCTAAGCACGAGGTAAAAACAACAAATGGGAGAGGTGCAGTTTCAGGAATTGCTTAAGAAAAAAACATAATAAAGTAAGATTAAATAATACAAAGGATTAAAAAATGACAGAGTCAAGCAGAATAGTAGATTGGAATGAAAAAAGAGGGTTAATCAAAACACCAGAAGATATGGTAATTGAAAACGAAATGAGTTACGTTGTTGAGGAAGTTATAGAGTCTATGACAGCAATGACATCTAAAGAAGCAAGACCATTTGCAAGAGCAATCTGTTTAGCAATTAGAAATGGTAATATAAAAATATTAGGGCACTTAATTGATGAAAATGAACTAACAGTTTCTCAAGATGGGAGTGATGAAGTTATTGAACCTACAGGAGAACAAATTGCTGATGCTTGTGGAGATATTAAAGTATTCGCAACTGGTACAATTAGAAAAGCGGGCTATAACCCAGACATTGTAATGGATGAAGTACAAAGAGAAATAGATTCAAGAATAGGCAGAATCGAAGATGGTAAATTTATAAAAGACTCTTCACCTGAAGCACAAGCAAATTGGTATAAAGCTGATTTTACAAAAGCAAAAATATAAGGATTGTTTAAATGGGAATAAAATTTGCAACAATAGGAAATCAAGTAAATGTTTATGACTTAAATGAGGAAACATTTTCTGACTTTTTAAAACCAAGAGTTTACACACTAGAATATAGCCCAAGTTCAGGATTTTATTTAAGAATTTTTAAAGCAAAATTTGATACTCCAAAGAGGTTATATGGTAGTATTAAAAAAAGAGCAAGGAAGGTAATAGACACTTATAAGTCAAGAGTAAATAGCACGGGAGTTTTACTAACTGGGAATAAAGGTTCAGGTAAAACAATGGTATCAGAATATATTGCAAACCAAATGATAAATGATGGCAAAGCAGTTATTTTAATAAATCAAAACTTTAATGGACAAAGTTTTACTAACTTTATTAATATGCTGGGTGAATGTGTTTTGTTTTTTGATGAGTTCGGAAAAACTTTTGAAACTCAAAATAACCCTAACTCTAATAGAAAAAATAACGACCAAAATGAGTTGCTAACTTTAATGGATGGAACATCTAGCCTTAAAAGAATGTTTCTTTTAACTGAAAATGAAAAAAGAAATATTAATGAGTACATGATTGATAGACCTAGTAGAATTTATTATCATTTTAAATATAATACATTAGAAGAATCTATTGTACATGAATATTGTGATGATTTTAAGATACCTGATGATAAAAAATATGAAATAATTGAGGTTTCAAGACAAATAAGTCAATTTAGTTTTGATATTCTTAAGTGTATTGTTGATGAATACTTAAGATATGGTGGAACTATTACAAATATTGTTCAAGACTTAAATATCACTTATAAAGAAACAAAATTTGAATTAGTTCTTGAGAAATTTATTGAGAAAGAAACTAATAAAGAATTAAAAACAAAAACAAAAACAATTGATTACGAAGATGATAAAACTTTTGAATTTAATGTAATATATTATCCACAGCCAAACCAACAAGAGGATCTTTTGCCAGAGTCAGATATGGAAGGGATATTTGACAGAATAGATGAACCAGTAGAAGAAGGTTGTGATAGCACTTGGTTTAGAAGAGTTAATCTAACTTATAATATGAGAGATAATATGGTATTTGATAATAAACATTATATAGTAATAGGCAGTCTTCAAGAGAAGACTGTTAAGTTTGACTATAAGTCTTTATAATACGATTACACTCTTTAACCCACAGTTAATCTTATTTTAAGGTTGTTATGTTATAATTATATAAACAAAAAGGATAATATAATGAAAAGAGCAACAGCTTGTAAAGTAAAACAATCAAATGGATTTGAATTTGACTATGGCATTAAATTAAAAATTAATAGATTTTTTATTACTTGTGTTCATGTTCAACCATCGTGTGGAGTGACTCAGAAAAAGTTAAGAGAAGCTTATATTAATAGTATTAACGCTTTTAATAAGAAAAATGATGCAATCGATTATATTAACAAAGAGATTGAAATGGGTTATTTAACTACAGAAGGGTTAATAGCTTTATAAAGGAAAGATTTTTTATATAACCGAGATAATAAATGGCAACAGAAAATATTGGGTTCAATTAAAATGCAGGAGACTTTTAAAGAAGCCTGTAATGCATCTTTTGATAAGTATAAAATTAATAGACAGTTAGAGGAGAAAAGGAATGAGTAATACAGATGTTATAAGATTTGAGGCAAAATTTAATTTAAAGTACATGAACGGCAATTATTTGTTAAGCGGTTTCACTCATATAAAAGGTATTCAGATGAATGAAAAAGAATTTGATATTGTTATGAGTTCTGGTATAGAACGAATGAATGAAAAAGAGTGGAACGATTTTGTTGAAGATTATCCAGATTTACAAGAAACTATGAGGAAGTATTAATGAAATATTTAATGATTATAGTTGTTCCTTTTAGGGAACTTTTTAAAAAAATACCTAAACCTAGAAACTTAGGAAATTTGTTTTTTATGTTTATTTTTCCACCTGCACTTTTGTTGTTTATTGGTTGGATTAGTTTAGCTGTCTTGCAAATTATATTGGCTATAACATTTATAGTTATAGTTATAGTTATTTTAGTATTACCCACAATTGGAGACAGTTGGAATAAAGAATTTATAATGATGATAGTTATGTATATTATATCAGGAGTTGTTTTTTTAAATTCAGTTCAAATAAAAACTATTTCAGAATCAAAAAATGTTAATTTAACAGAAAATACAATAGAGTATAAAGGCTTTACAAAAGATGTAACATATAAAAGAGAAAATTGTAAAACTAAAAAATATAATTTAAAACATTATAGTTTAAATTTATATGGTATTTCTCAAGAAAGTATTAGTGTTACTTGTGTTAAAGCACCTAAAAAAATTCAAGAAATTAAAGAAATTAAAGAAATAAATTAAAAGGAAAATAATGAAAAAAATTAATACAGTAGAAACTCTTTGGGAATCACCAGGAAAAAATCACGAAGGGAAGCCTTTCTTTTCAGTAAAACAGTCAAGAGATTATTACACCTATGGGGAAAGAGTGGGAAAAGATTCAATAGCATTTATTCTATATGATGACAAAATCAAGAAATTTGCCTTAATCCTAGAAAGTAAACCACCACTTGACACTGAAACAGAACTTTGTAAAATGACAACTGCATTTGGTGGAAGTATTGATATGGGTGAAAATACAACTTATCAAGAAATATGCCAAACAGAGGTAAAAGAGGAGGCAGGATATATAGTACCACTTGATAAAATTTATGATTGTGGAAAAACTCTTGTAAGTACTCAAATGTCACAAATGTGCTATACATATCTTGTAGATGTTACTGGAATTCAGAAAACAGAAATAGCTGAATATGAAACTAAAGATGAAAATAATGAATTTAACGGAAATGAAGTAAGATGGATGAATATAAATGAAATGATGGATAATGGAGATTGGAAATCTATATATATTTGGACACAAGCTGTATATAAAGAAATAATTAAAAAATAGTTTGCTATTATATTCCAATTTATTATTACTAATATCTAAAATTTGGAACTTTTGCCTTAGGGAGAAAATCTTAAAAAAGGAAAAATAAAATGAGAAAAAATTTAATAGAATTTATTGGTTTAGTAATATTATATTTGGTAGTATTACTTTTTATAGTATTTGAAGAATTGCTATGGAAAAAAATAGGTTTACCAGTTCACTTAAAAATCAAATCACTAAAAATTATGATGAGATTTGAAGAATGGGTTAAAGATGTAAACAATAGATATGTTCTTTTGACGGTATTTTTAGCACCTTTTGTGCTTATGGAAATTGTTGGTACACTTGGGATAATGGCAATAGGTAGTGGTGCTATTATCACCGGTCTTGGTTTTTATGTTATCAAGGGATTATTGACTATTCCAGTTGTAAGTATTTTTAACACAGGGAAAAAAGAACTTACATCTTTTCAGCTTATTAGACAAGGTTATTATGTGATTATTTGGTTTAAAAGAGACAGAACATACCGAAAAGCAAAAAGGGCAATTAAAGTTATTATAAAGAATTTATCAGAATTTTCAGAAGAAGTTTTTGATGGAGATGCCAGAATAAAAAATAGTTTTATAAAAATTTATAAAAATATAAAGAAAGAATTATAATTAATATTATTTTAAGGTCATTATGTTATAATTATACTATAACAAAGAAGGACTTTAAAATGAGAGTAATAGAAATAGAAATAGAAATTGGTACTTATATGGAATGGAAAGCAGTAAATGATAGTGTTGCAGAAAAAATTTTAGAAATAAACAGAGATATTAATACTGACTATGATTGGTATTCTTGTTCTATAGAAAAATTTTGTGAAAATATTAAAAAAATTGGTTTTGAAACAGATTTTGAAGAAGTTCAATTTACAGGTTTTTACTCTCAAGGTGACGGTGCAAGTTTTACAAGTTCGATTGACATATTAGAATACTTAAAAGGAACAAAACAACTCACAAAGTATTCAGCTTTAAGAAGAGCAATAGATAATGATAAAATTGAAAACCGTGTTTGTATTGTAAGAGACTCTTATCATTATAGTCACGAAAATACCTGCTCTGTAGAACAAATCGATGTTTATACTGATAATATTACAGATTTAGTTGACTCACAAATTGCTGAATTAGAATGCGAATTAGAGGAAAAAAGATTAGAATTAAGCACAGAACTATATAGAGAACTTTATAATGAATATGAATATTTATGTTCAGATAAAGCGTTAATTGAAACCTTTGTTACAAATGAGTATGAATTCGATAAAGATGGTGATATGGTTTGAATAAATATATATAAAGGAATTAATATGGAAAAGTTTAAAGAATATTTAGAAAATAATGAATATGGTAAAATAGATGAATCTGGAGCAGGTATAGCAAGAGTATTATCTAAATTAGAATCGGGAGATGACTTTTTAATAATTACAGCTTTTAGAGGTAATTTAACAAAAAAAGAGAATCAGTCAAATAATAATAAATTGATTAAAGATTTAAGAACGCAAGTAGGCAAAAAAATTGGTGCTTATAAATTAGTTGGCCATTGGAAAGAGTGTTCAGAACCACTAAAAGATGACGAAAAAATAAACGATTGTAAAGGTTTAATAAAAGATTCATTAGAGGAAAGTTGGCTAATAATAAGACCTTCTACTATTAGCCAAGAAATCTTTATAAAAGTTGCGAATAATATAGCCAGAAAATTTGAACAGGACGCTTATGTTATTAGAATTAATAATAAATTAACCCTTAATGGTAAAGATGGAACAGAATGGGGAGATTTGGGTAAAGCAGATAAAAAATCTATTTCTAATGGTTTTGGCAGAATATTAGGTATTCAAGGATATTCTGAATTAAAGAAAAATAGAAGTAAGGGCAAAAATATTAATATAATATTTGAAGATATTAATATAAAAGTTCCTGATAATACAATCTCTTCAAAAAGACTATTTGATTATGCTAAAATACTATATTAAGGAGAATAAAATGACATATATAAACACGATTATAATTAACTTATATTTAAATTGGATATATCCTATATGTAGTACAATAGGATTAAAATAATTAAGTAAAGTTAGGATATTATATCCTATAAGAAATGAAAGAATGACAGTGTCTAAACAGGGTTTTAGGCTTATATTTTATGACAGGGTTCATAGCAAAAAATATAAAAAGAAGGATTCAAAAATGAATACAAACAACAGAAAAACAAACAACACAGTAACAGGTTCTCCAAGAATTACGGATTTCACACCATATATGAATAGAGAAAACAGAGTTATGTACGCAGACTCTTACAAATACTCACACGCATTTCAATATCCAACAATGAGTTCGATGTTTGACTATATGTCAAGTAGAGGCGGAGTATATCCAGCAACGATATTCGTAGGTGGACAAATAATTTCTAAAAAATTTACAGCACCAATAGAACAATGGGAAGTAGATGAAGCATTTGCTGATGCACAAGCTCATGGAGTTTCCTTTGATGTTGAAGGTTGGGATTATATAGTTCAAACACTTAAAGGTAAAATTCCAGTAAGAATTAAATCAGTTGAAGAAGGAAAACTTATTCCAGTAAATATGGTACTTATGACTTTTGAAAGTACAGATCCAAAAGTAGCATGGATTGCAGGTTGGATGGAAACAGTATATATGAAAGTATGGTACCCAACGACAGTAGCAACAAAATCTTACTTTGTAAGAGAAATGCTTGAGGAATTTGGTTCACCAGAATGGGCTCAATTTGCTTTTCACAATTTTGGGGATAGAAGTTCAAGTTCAGTAGAATCAGCAGCAATAGGTGGGTTTGCACATAGTTCAATTTTTATGGGAACAGATAACTTTAACAGTCTTAGATTTTGTAGAAATATGTACGGAATGAAAAATATAGCAAGTTACTCAGTATTTGCAACAGAACACAGCACTACAACTGCAAATGCGGATGGCTCAACAAAGAAAGAAATCGTATTTATTGAAAGAATGCTTATTGAAAATCCAGATGCTCCAATAATGAGTTTTGTTGCGGATAGTTACGATGTGTTTAATTTTACAGATAAAGTAACAGCACCTAGTTCTTGGATTAGAGAAACAATAGAGTCAAGACCAAACCAAAAATTTATAATTAGACCAGATTCAGGAAAAGCAAAAAAAGTTATTAAACAAATGATTGAGATTATGGACTCTAATGGAGTATTCGATATTGAGATTATGGGCCAAGATGGTATAATGAGAAAAGCATCAAGTAATTATGGTATTCTTTGGGGAGATGGTATTACACCAAAAACAATTAAAAAAATCCTTAAAATGGTAATCAAAATGGGATATGCAGCAGAGAATATGGTTTTTGGTTCTGGTGGTGATATTATGCAAAATCTAAATCGTGATTCTCAAAGATTCGCCATCAAATGTTCAAGTATTACAAGACCAGATGGAACAGAACAAGATGTATTTAAAAACCCAATTACAGACCCATCAAAAGCGTCTAAGAAAGGTAGGATTACAACAGTATATGATGTAATTTCTAAACAATACAGAGTTGATAGAATTGAAAACTCAGATGGAAATGGTGTATTCGGTGGAAATGAAATAGATGCACTTGTAACAGTATTTGAAAATGGTGCTATGGTAAGAGAATTTACTATGGATGAAATTAGAAAAAATACGAGAGGTTAATTATGGGATTTTTTGGTAACTTTAATAGTTTTAGTAATACGATATCACATAGTAATACTTCTGGTACAGTTTTTAGTACCGGGAGTGCAATACAAATCAATGGACAAGATTTTAGCGGTGGAAATGTATCAATTATAAACGGAAAAGTAATAATTGATGGAGAAGAAGTTCAATATGAAAATAATTCTTCACAAATTAATATAGTTGTACAGGGAAATTGTGGAGATATTACTTCAGACAATGGGAATATAACAGTTAATCAAAATACTAATAATGTTGAAAGCAAAAATGGTACGATTAATATTAAAGGTTCTGTTGGTGGAAGCGTTGAAAATAAAAACGGTAATATCAAAGTTTATGGAAATGTACAAGGAAATTGTACAACTAAGAATGGTAATATTTCAAAATAAAATTAAGGAGACAAATGTTTATAGTTATTAAAAATACAGAATTGGGTGATATGCCCTTAATGATACCTGATGATGTTACCTTTTGGGTTAATTCTAATTTAACAAATAAAACATTAAAAGTTTATATTTACTTTACAAATATAACTACTAAAGAATTAAAATATGAGTTTGAAACACTTGATTTTCTAAAGGAAGCAGCAAATGATGTTTCAAGACAAGTCCTGGAAATTCAAAAAAGAATAAATAATAAGACTTTTTTTGAAGGTAGGAAAGCAATTTAAGTAATCTAAGGAGATTATTATGGGATACAATATAAGGCAAAGAGTAAATGCACTTTCAAAAGAATTTAAATATTCTGCAGAACAAGAAAAAGAACTCGAATATTTTGTAAATATTCACTGTGAACTTTATGGTAAAAGTGTTGCAAATAAATATGAAGATATTTTTTCTGATTTTAAACAGAACAGAAAACTAAAATACACAAATGAACAAGATTATTCAGCAATGGATTATATTGATTATTACTTTAGAAAATACTTTGAAAATAAAAAGGAATATGGTGTATTTGTGGGACGATGCATGCCATTTACAAATGGGCATAATGCAATTATTCAAGATATTATCAGAGATGGGAAGATTCCCATTATGATACTTGGTGGTAAGGGCAAAAATGATGAAAGGCACCCACTTTCATATGAAGATCGTGTAAGAATAATTAAAAAAGTTTATGCGATGGATGGAATAGTCTTTATTGGACTTGAAGATAAAAATAATTGGACTGATTGGTATAATTCTGTAAAACAGGGTTTTATTGATAAAGGAATCCAAAAAGAACAGATAACGCTTTATAGTCACAATAAAGAAGTAGATAGAACAGATTTTGAATACAGAGGAAAACACTATAAATCAGAACATTATACAATAATGTTCAAAGAAAATGGGGTAAAAATAAAAGAACTTTCAGAAGTTCTTTGTTCTGAAGGTAGGGTAATTCATGCTAGTGATGTCAGAAAAGAAGAAGAAGTGGCAAAAAGAAACTTAGATGCTAGAATATATAGAATTCTAAAGGAAAAATATGAATGGTGGTCAGGTGCCAATAACAGAAACAATAGTGAAAGGATATAAATGGTAATGGGTAAACAAATAAGAACAATAGGGTTAGTATTAAGTGATTATTGGTTATTGGTATTAATCGGATTTTATTTAATTATATTTTTAAGTTTTCCTACTATCAATTACAAATATTCCGTAGCAGCACCCGGTTTCTCAATGAGAGGTGTTGATACCTTTGTAGAAGATAACGAAAGTAAAACACTTGATTTTAATAAAAATGGAAAGCATTATAAATTTGTAGGAACTTACGAAATTAGAACCAATTAATTTCGTCTTAAGGTTATTATGTTATAATTATATTATATAAAAAGACGGATAATAAAAATGATAATTAAAATAACAAATGAAAAAGAGCGAATAAACGCACAAGAGATGGTGGATTTATTAGGAATAACATTATTTGATGAATTACAAATAGCAGAGTTTATACTAGATAAAGAAAATACTTTAAGATTAGTTAAACAAGATAACAACACTATGACGCCTTCAGAAGTAATAGAAGAAGTAAAAAGAATGGCAGACTTAATTACTGAAAATGACAAAGCAGAAAGAAAAGCAATTAAAAATAAAAATTGGGATTTGGCTTTACCATTAGAAGAGAGTAAATTAGCACTTAAATACAAAGATGATTTTTCATTTAAATACAATGTTTTTTATGCAGAAGTATTAGATAGAATGTACAAAAGGGAAATATAAGAAGTTCCAGATTTTGACAGAAATATAGCCCAACAATATAAACAATATAAAATGAAAGTCTAAAAGGAAATTATGATGGATAATATAATTATTAATAATCTATTAATAAATAAAGAACAAATAACAAAAATAGAATATAAGATGGAATATAATAAAATTTCAGGTATTTTATATACTATTAGTCCTTTCTTATGTTATTATAAAGATGATGAAGGTTATAACCATAAAAGATATATTCGCTCAAATAGTGTATGGCATGAAGAATATATAGAAGGCGAAGAAGTTAATAAAATGTATAATGAAATTCAGAAGTTCCAAGCACAAACAAATTTTATCGAGTCATCCGGAAGTGTTTACGCTTGGATTGAACTTTCTTCGGGTGCAGAAATAAAGACAAATATTTTTAAATTTAAAAACGAAAGATGGTTTGATAGATTTAGAACACATGAAAGCGTTTTTCCTATAACAGAAAAACGTGAAGGTATAGAATTTAAATCTGAAGATATTAATATTGAATATATAAGTGATTTAATATTTAAGAACAAAAAGCATAAAGTAACAAAAAGGGAAATATAATGGGAAAAATAAAAAAATGTCCAAAATGTGGAAATACAACAGATTTAGGAATGGATAGAAGCCCTTGGGGAAAGAGTTACTGTAATGTTTGTGGTTTTTCTGGACCTCATGCTTTATTATATACTAAGGAAATAAAAGATAACCTTTATATTAAAGACGAATATGATAAAAATAAATATATTAATGCCAATGAATCAATTATCATTGCTCAAGGCGGAGATGGTACAATGCTTAAAGCAATTAATAAGTTCCGGCATTTAAATAAACCATTTTATGGGATTGGAGTGGGCACAGAAAACTTTCTTATGAACCCTGCAAGTGATACTGATATTTGCGAAACAGCAAAATATAAAAAATTTAATCTAATTAAAATTAAGGTATATTATAAATCCTCCCATAGATTTCATGACGGAACTCATTCTGAAATAATTAAGGAGTTTCAAGCATTTAATGAAGTTATGATGGGCGGAGACATGAACACTTGGGCAGAATACAATGTTCATGATAAAGATAAGATTATAGGTAAGTTTAAAGGTGGAGGGGTTTCAATTTGTACAGCTCAGGGTAGTACAGGATTTAATATGGGGAACGGTGGTTCAGTTCTTCCATTAAGTTCAGACCAATGGTTTGTAACTTCAGCATTTTCAAAAAGAAATATTAAAGTTCCAATTGAACCAAAAAGAACCTCAATAACAGTGGAAAGTAGGAGCCCAATAACAGTATGGGTAGATGGACAAAATCATATTATTGAAAATGTACAAAAGATAGAAATTTCTAAAGGTGATATTGTTACTGTTATCTTTAATGATTATGAAGCATTTAAGAGAAAAAGGAGAGTATAAATGAAAAAATTGCCATATATAGTTGATAATGAAACAGAAATAAATATAGTGTTGGAAAAGGGAATAGAATCAATTCAAATGAACGCCATTATGAAGGATAAACAATATAAAAAACATTTTATTTTTCCTGAGAAAAATTCAGAAGATTTTGAAATAGTTATAAGGAAAATAAAATGATTAGAGTAATTTACGCACAAGAGGAACTAGATGCTCTTGATAATTGTAATTTAATTTTATTCCTTGCTGGACCAACACCAAGAGATGAAAACACTAAAAGCTGGAGACAAGAATTTTTAAAAGTTCTTGAGGATTCCGATTTTCATGGAACAGTCCTTATTCCGGAAATGAGAAACCCTAAAGATTGGAAAGAAAATTTTGCTTATGATAAACAAATTGAATGGGAACATAATGCAATGGGAATAGCAACTGATATAATCTTTTGGATACCTAGAGAGTTAAAAAAGATGCCCGCATTCACTACTAACATAGAGTTTGGGTATTGGTTAGCGAAAGACTATAATAAAATGATAGTTGGTTTTCCTGAAGGAACTCCTAAGAATGATTATATTAAATACCAATGCATAAAAAATAGAATTCCATTATTTAAAGATATGAAATCTCTTGCAGAGTATTTATGAAACTGAATAAAAACAGGGAGCTGTTTTTAAGCGTTTTAAACTAGATGTTTTCAAAACTATGAAATATAATAAAGGCAAAAGTTACTCTATTGAAAGTATTTTAAGAATGTTTAAAGTCAATAATAGTAGATGTGTTAGGAGAGAAAACTTTTTGAAGAACAGTATTCGGAGCATTTTATATGAAGCAAAAAACAATTGATGAAGGATTAAATGAATTTATGAAAATAACAAATGGTATGAGATTAGACAAAGCCATAAAACTTGTTATGATTGAAGTACTTTCTTTAAAACAAGAAATCCAAAAACTAAAGGAACATACACTTGAGCCTAAAACTGTTAGGAAATATATTTAAGTAGAATATGTTAATCTGCAAAGGAAAAAGATGACAAAAGAATTAAAAGCACTTGAAAATTTAAGAGAATATAATTCAAAAATCAAAAAACTTGATAAACAATTAATTTATAATTATGATTATACTTATTATAATTTGGTTGGTGAAGATATAGTACCAAATGAAGATTTTAATGAAAAATATGGTAGTACAAGAAAAGGTTATGAGTTATTTGGTAAAGATAATTCTAATTTACTTGGTGTAGGATATTCAGGTTTAGTATCTTTGCGAGAAGTTTATGTAAGAGATACTTTGGATTTGGTCGGATATATTACTGAAGCAAAAAGACCAATGAGACCTTATTTAAAAGAGGCAGAAGATTTATATGAAAGTACACTTGAAGATTTTAAGGTTGCACTTAATGTAAAGGATGAAGAATCGTTTAAATATTATATCAATGAAAATGGGCCAGGTTATGATTTATATAATAAAGACAGGGTTCAAAATGAGTCAAGGAAAATTGGATATTTAGTAGATTTAATGGAACAGTATTTTGAAGATGACGATTTTAAAAAATTCTTTGATAAAATTATAAAGTAGGATATTATAGAAAAGATAAATAAGATAAAGGAAAAATAATGTATATACCAAGAGCAAATTTTACAGGAGATAGTAAAAGAATACCCGAGAAAAAGATTATAATATTTTCTGGAGCTGGGTTAGACGCCCCATCAGGAATCCAGACTTTTCGAGGTACAGATGGTTTATGGAATAACCATAAAATAGAAGATATATGTGATGAAAGAACTTGGAAAAAGAATTTTCAAAAAGTGCATAATTTTTATAACGAGCGTAGAGTGCAATTAAAAGATGTAAAACCAAATGAGGCTCATAAAGTGGTATATTATTTGGTTATGTAGTTTTTAATTAATTTAGCAATACGGTCATATTCTTCGGAATTGGTGGTATTTTTTAATTTTTCTATTTCATTTTCAAATATAAAAATATTTATATTTAAAGACATAGTATATAAAATTCTTTAAATAAATTATCAACATTCAAATTTTAATTTTATAAATAATATAAAAGGAAAATACTATGGGACTAATTTATAAACATACTTTCAATAACTCAAATAAATCATATATAGGTTTAACAAAATACACAATGGAAGAAAGATTGAAGGGCCACCTAAAAGCTGTCAAAAATGGTTCAGCTTTGCATTTTCATAATGCAATTAGAAAATATGGAGTAGAAAATATTATTTCAGAAATACTAGAAGATAATATTGAAATAAAAAATTTGACAGACAAGGAAATCTTTTATATAGATAAATTTGATACTTTTTTAAATGGTTATAATATGACTTTAGGAGGGGAAGGTAATTTTGGTTTGGAACATTCAAACGAAGCCAAACAAAAAATTTCCGAAGCAAATAAAGGATATAAAGTGGTGGTGAATAAAATAACTAGAAAAACTTTGAAAATAAAAGTGGAAGATTTTGATAATGAGTTATATGATACTTTTATGAAAGGTAAAATTAATGTTTATAATAAAAAAGCAGGTGAACATATAATAGTTTCATTAAACTATTTCAATAATAATAGAAAGGATTTTATCACTAATTATGAAAATAAGGTAGTTGTTAGAGATGGTTTAGAAATTAAAGTTGTTTCTACCGAAGATTTTAAATCTGGTGATTTTGAAAGTATTCATAAGAATAAATCAACTTTTAAGGATAAAAACGGCAAAACTTATAATATAGATAAGGATAGCAAATTAATTTCCGAATTAGGATTGGTTGGAATTAATGATGGAATAGGTAATTATATTGATGAATGTGGTAATAAAATTAGACTTTCTACAAAAGAGGCCAAATTAAGAAATCTGAAAGGTATTAATACTGGTACATTTCATAAAGAATGTGCTAAAAATATACTAATTTATGATGAAAAGGGAATTATTAGATACAAATGTTTTGGGAATTTCGCGACAGTTTGTAAAGAGAATGGTTTACCTCCAACAGCTTTTGGTGATTCTTATAGAGCAAAAGGAGAGAAATTATATGAAAATTTGACACACAACTCGAGTATATCTAGATTAAAAAATAAAAATTACTGGCGATTTAAAGGATGGTCAGCAAAATTAAGCGAAGATGTTAAATAATATGAATGAATCAGTTGATTTGCCTGAAAAGTTATTTGATAAAATATATTATGAAAGTTGTGAAACAGCAATGCAAAAAATTGAAAAAGATATTGATGAATTATGGAATAAATAGTGTTACTTTTTGTAACATTAGTAGTAATTTTTTTTAAAAAATCAAATATTTTTTAAGTAAAAATATATATAATAATAAATAGCGAATATTAAATAAAGATTAAAAGCGTTCGACCGAAAAGTCAAAAAACTAAACAATTTTACTTAAATAAGGAGATTAATGTTTTTAACTAAATTAGACAGACCAAATTTGTATCCGATGGGAACAAGTTTAGAAAAGGTTTTCGATGAGTTTTTTGAAAACTCATTTAAAGAAATGGGAAATAATAAATATCCGATGACAGATATTTATACCGAAAATGGTGTTACTCACATTAGGGTAGCAGTAACAGGTTTTTTCGATAAGGAAATAGAAATATTTTTAGAAAACAATCTACTAACAATTAAAGCTTCTCATGAAGACAAATCCGGAAGAGATTCAAGAATTTACCATATTAAAAATATAGCAACAAGAAGCTTTATTAGGAAATTTGCAGTATCAAATATAGTAGAAGATATCAAAGCAGAAATAAAAAATGGTGTATTACATCTTGAGTTAATAGAAAAAGAAAAAGAAATAACTAAAAAAGTTATTCAAATAGATACAATTAAAAAATAAAACTAACTTAAAATATAAGGAGATTTAAAAATGGCAACAATAGGAATAGATTTAGGAACTACAAATAGTGCGGTAGCAGTATATGAAGCAGGGGAAGCAAAAATCATCCCAAATGCAGAGGGCAAAAATACAACACCATCAATAGTAGCGTTTACAAATAAAGGTGATGTTTTAGTTGGTGAACCAGCAAAAAGACAGGCCGTAACAAACCCAACAGGAACAATTGAAGCGGTAAAAAGAATTATGGGTATGCAATTTAATGAACCAAAATGCAAAGAAGCTCAAGAAAAAGTACAGTATAAGATTGTAAATAAAAATGGACTGGCTGCAGTTGAAATTGATGGCAAATCATACACCCCACAAGAAATTTCGGCTAAGATTTTATCGAAATTAAAAGACGATGCAGAAAGTTATTTAGGTACAACTGTAACAGATGCAGTTATTACAGTACCAGCATACTTTAATGATGCTCAAAGAAAAGCGACACAAGAAGCAGGGACAATTGCAGGACTTAATGTATTAAGAATTATAAATGAACCAACATCTGCTTCACTAGCTTATGGACTTGATAAAAAAGGTGAAGAAAAAGTAGCCATTGTAGATTTAGGCGGCGGCACATATGATGTTTCTGTAATGGAAATAGGTGATGGGACTTTTGAAGTTTTATCGACAGATGGAAATGCTTTTTTTGGTGGAAAAGATTATGATCAAGATATTGTTAATTATTTAGCTGGAGATTTTAAGTCTAATAATGGGGTAGATTTAAGAAATGATAGTATGGCAATGCAAAGATTATTTGATGCAGCTGAAAATGCTAAGAAAGAGTTAAGTTCAACAATGGAAACAGAGATAAACTTACCATTTATTACAGCAGATGCAACAGGACCAAAACATTTAGTCGTATCTTTAACAAAAGCAAAATTTGAAGAGTTAATTAGTGAAAGAACAAAAGAGGTTACAACTCACTTAGAAACTGCTTTAACTGATGCAGGTTTAACACCAAATGATATTAACGAAGTTATTATGGTTGGGGGTTCAACAAGGATTCCGTTAGTGCAAGAGAAAGTCCAAAAATTCTTTGGTGGTAAAACATTAAATAATTCAGTTAATCCCGATGAAGTTGTTGCTGCTGGTGCAGCAATACAAGCAGGGGTATTAAGTGGAGATGTTAAAGATGTTCTTTTACTTGATGTTACACCATTAAGTCTTGGTATTGAAACAATGGGTGGTATTATGACTACTCTTATTGAAAAAGGTACAACAATTCCAGTTAAAAAATCTCAAGTATTTAGTACAGCAGAAGATAATCAACCAGCAGTATCTGTAAGAATAGCACAGGGTGAAGCAAAATTATTTGAAGATAATAAAATGTTAGGTAATTTTGAATTAGGTGATATTGCTCCAGCTCCAAGAGGAACTCCTCAAATAGAAATCACACTTGATGTAGATGCTAATGGTGTATTAAATGTTTCAGCAAAAGATAAAGCGACAGGAAAAGAAAATAGTGTAACTATTACTGGTAGTACGGGTTTATCTGATAATGAAATTGCTAAAATGGTGGCTGATGCCGAAAAAGCAAATGCTGATAAAAAAGATAAAGTTGAAGCAATTGAAGCAAGAAATGCGTTAGATAGTTTAATTTCACAAGCAAGAAAAACTAATGATGAAGTTAAAGATGAAAGTCTTACGACGGCAATTAGTACAGCAGAAGAAAAATCAAAAAATGAGGTTTTAACTAAAAGTGACTTAGAAACAGCTAAATCTGATTTAGAAAAAGTGCTTATGGAAGTAATGCAAAAACAAGCACAACACGGAACATCAAATGAAGCATCTGAACAAGCCGAAAAGGTTAATGATAGTAGCACCATTATTGATGCGGAGGTAGAGTAGGTTTATCCTACTCTACAAAAGAGTTAGAAATGGCTACAAAAATTCACGAAGATTTAACTGAAAACGAAAAATTGGACACGGCTGAAGTAGAAGAAAGAGAGCAATCAGATGTTCCCTATGAAAATACAAAACTTAAAGATAAAATTAAAGCATTAGAAAGCGAAAATCTCAGAACTCATGCTGATTTCCAGAATGTAAAGAAAAGACTAGAAAAAGAAAAATTAAATTCTATAAAATTTGCACAAGAACAATTTTCTCTAGACTTATTAGAAGTATTGGATTCTTTATATATCGCAGTACAAGTTATACAAGATGCAAAAGAAAAGGAAGGTATAACAAACACAATTAAAAAACTAACAGATATTTTTAGTAAATATCATATTTCTGAAGTTACATATGAAGTATTTAACCCTAACTTACATCAAGCAGTACAGACAATTAAATCAGAAAAAGCTTCAGGAGAAATTGTTCAAGTTCTAAGGAAAGGTTATACAATCCATGATAAAATACTAAGACCAGCAATGGTGAGTATATCTCAATAAAAGGAAGAATATGAAAGATTTATATAAGACATTAGAGATAAGTGAAAATGCAACCGAACAGGAAATTAAAAAAGCTTATAGAAAATTAGCAAAGAATTATCATCCTGATGTCAATAAAACCAAAGAAGCCGAAGAAAAATTTAAAGAGATAAATGCAGCTTATGAAGTCTTAAGCGATAAAAATAAAAAAGCACAGTATGATAGATATGGTGATCAAATGTTTAACCAAAACAATTATGCCGGCCATCAACAACATTCTGAAGATATTTTTGAACAGATGTTTAGAGCTAGCTTTGGGTTTAATAATCAAATTAATCTCGATAGAACCGTAAGGGTAAGAGTACCATTAGATAAAGCTATAAAAGGCGGCAAGATAACTATTGAAGGCAATACTATATCATTTCCTAAAAATATTAGTAATGGCACAAAACTAAGAGTAAAAGGAAAAGGCAAAACTTTTCAAGGGCAAACTGGAGATTTATATGTACAGTTAGTTGTTGTCGGGGATAATAACTTTGAAGTAAATTATAACACTATACATACAAGCGTTGAATTAAATCTAAAAGAAGCTATTTTTGGAACACATAAAGAAATAAATTTATATGGAGATATAATAAAAATAAAAATTCCTAAAGATATTAAATATGGACAACAACTACGAATTAGAGGAAAAGGTCTACATAATGATAATATGATAGTTCATTGTATTTATGTTTTACCAAAGTCAGACGAAATAAAAGAAAGTGATTTAAACTTTGTAAAATAAAGGAAATATATGAAATTCTTCTCTAGTTATTATGCCCAAATACCAAATATCCCAAAAGATTATATTCTTGTTAGCATATCTGGGGATATACCAGATTATATTAAAGATCAAATAAATATTTGGGACTGTCGATTAGCGCCAAATAGAGATTTATTCAGGGAGTATAAAAATTCCCCTAAAGGTCGACAAAGAGAGAATTTATTTGTCCAAAGATTTAAAAATGAAGTGCTTACCAAATATGATATAACTGAAATATTAAAATCTTGGAGTGATAAATGTGGTCTTGAACAAAAATATGTTTTATTATGTTATGAAATGCCTAATTGTTTTTGTCACCGTCATATTGTCGCCGAAGCACTTGAAAAAAAGTACGGCATAGAAATTCCCGAATTTGGCATAGATAATTTAATTTATGAGAGAAGGGATTATAAAATCCAACTAAAAGATACTTTAAATGAAGAGGAATGGTAGCATTTAATACCTATTTAAAGTATTGTGATAAAGTAGATCTATAAAAGAATAACTTTGTACTACAAATTGACTAATAATTTTTATTTCTTTCAATGTAAAGATACTAAATCAGCAGTTCAATAGACAACAAATAGGAAAGAGGAATAATGAAAATACTAAAACATACAGAAAAAATTCTTTATTTAGAGGCTCATGGAGATATAATTAGCATTGGCTTACAAACAAACTTTAATATAAGTCTCATTAAAAATTTAATTAACATAAATGGAATTGAAATTCCTTATTTTTCAAGAGAAATGGCGAAGGAAGATTATGAAATGTTAGAATCTTCAATACTTGAAGGGCCCAAACAGAAAAGGAAAGTAATATAAAATCAAGCACAGATTGTTATAAGGAAATGAAGGGCAGCAAGTTCTATTACTAAATCTTTTAAAATTGGTTTAAATAATAAGAGCATCAGATTTATAAAATGGGGATTCTTTATTACAGCCACAAATAAAATAGTGATTAAGAACTTGGATATAGTCTTTAATAATAGAATTTCTTTCTATTAACCCTCTAATTTAAACCTAGTTTAATAATAATTTGTTATAATTATATTAATAAAAACATAAAGGTTATAAGATGACAAATTCAACAGAGTCAAATTATGAAAGAAATTTAGAGAATACTTAAGATACAACAATGAAAGTAGAAGTTTAACTTAGACTTTAGATGAAGATACTTACTCTGTTTGGGCAACTTTTTATACTAGTGCTGATGAAAATACTGAAGAATTTGAAGTTTTAAAAGAAAATGTAAGGTTTTAATAATGTATCTTTATTTAGTAAATTTAAAACAATTACTATTAGATTAAGGAAAGAAAGATGAAATCTATTAAAAATTTAGAATTAATACAAAGAGTAACAGCACAAAATTCATTTAAAAAAACGGCGTCTGATGTTAAAAGTTCTTCGCCAGTTTCTTTTGTTGGTTATAGTTTAGGCGAACCAGTATATGAATTTAATAAAGAGGACAAATTTATAATTTTTGGTATTAGGGACGATAGAATTGCTACTGGTTATATGCAATATAACCAGGTGTTTAAAATTATTATGCAAATTGAAGAAGGTTATCAACTATGAATAATGCTACGAAAGAACTCATAATTACCGGGAATATTGGTACAGGTAAAAGTACTGTAACTAAAATTTTTGAAGAAAGAGGTTACAAAATCATTTCAGCAGATGAGATATCTGCGGCAATTCTTAAAGAAAATCATAAAGAAATTTCAAAAATGTTTAGTATGCCCCCTCAAAAATTTAATTCTTTTAAAAAAAGATTATCAAATATGGTTTTTAGTAAACAATGTACATTAGTAAATTATAAAGAAGAACTTGAAAAATTTATGGTCCCAAAAATTCAAGAAGAAATCGAACATGAAAAACTTGCTTTATCTATGGCTGGGAGAAAATATGTTATAGAAATGCCTACATATTTTGAAACAAGGGGCCTTAAAAAAGATAATGAAAGTTTAGTTATTATGGTGCAGGCGGATAAAGATATAAGACTTAAAAGGATTATGGAAAGAAATAAACACTTAAGTATTCAAGATGTTTTGAACCGAATGAGAACACAAATTCAGCCATCAGAAAAAGTACAATATTGTGACGAAATTATTTGGAATAATGGAACTTATGAAGAATTAAAAAATGAAACCCTAAGAGTAAAAAGAATTATAGAGAATGAATATTCTTATCCCATGAAGGAATATCATAAAAGTTCTAAATAGTTTTTAGATTGGATTATATGTTATTTAATTTTTATACTTTATGTCTTTTAGCGCTTATTGGTTAATTTGTAACTTCTAGTTATGTTATAATCTTCATAATCAGTTATTTTATATACAGAATGCTTTAAGGAAAATAATGAAAACAGAAAACAAAAAAATATTTTTTATAAAAAAAGGATATAAAAGGATTTAAAGCTTATATTTTTAAGAAACCAAATAGCAGGATTTATAGAACAAAAGATGAATTTTCTAAAATTGGTCTAGAAATAGAACCAGGCGATATGTTTTTTGAGAAAGAAGATTATTGGGATAAAGTAGAATATAGAGCAATGCAAGCATTTATAAATGCTTTTGGTGATTTAAGACTATATGCTTTTGAATATAGTCCTTTAGAAAGAATGGAAATTTATGCTCTATTTTAGATGCTAAATCACTCCATGCTATATTAGGTATAGCTTTAGACAATCTTCTATTTTTAAGCATATTTTTTACTTGAAGACTTTCTAAACTTATAAAATCATATAGATTAATTAATTTTTAGATGCTTTATGATTTATAGTGTTTCTTGTATTCTTTATTTTATTATGTACCTTAGCCACTTTTAATCTAGCTTTATTTCTATTTTTACTTAGTTTTCTTTGGTACTTATATGTTAAGTAGTTTTATATGGATAAAAAGATTCGATAAATGTATAAATAATTTTATTGAAACAAAATGTTTAGTGTTCCAATAAAATTACTAATAGGACGGAAATAATATGAATAAATTCTTAATAGATTTTTATGGTTTTGGAGATATACACAACCCAAAAGAGGTACCTTTTTTGCCCAAAACAATTATTAATGATATAGATAAGTTAAAAGATAAAAAAGGAAATGACAACCAAATTATATATGTTTATGATAGTCTAAGAAGTGGTTTCTTTAGATATAATAAGGACCTTGCAAATTATGATGATAATTGTACTATAATAAAGGGATGGGAACGGATTTATGATGGCCATATTAATATTGAATGGAGATTAGGTTATAATAATGAGGATTTAGGTTTAGCAGTCACTAAAATGGCTAGATTAATGCGAATGCACTCTGAGTATTATCGTTCAAAAACTATATATATTCCTAAAGGGGATTATCTACTAACTTACCCAATAACTTTGAGTCAAGGTGTTTCTCTACAAGGTGAGGGATATTTTACTAAATTAATATGCGATTTTAGCGATGAGTTTATAAATGACCCGTCTTTATTCTATAAGAATTACGGAAATTTGTTTGGTACTTTTGATAATAAGCATGTTCACTATACTTGTAGTTTAGATAACCCACCTATGATTTCAAACTGGTGGATGACTAATTACCAAAGCATTAAAGATATTCGCTTAGATGGCAATAATAAAAATGTTAAGGCTATATGGCTGAACGAAGTCTATTACTCTCAATTTGAAAATATAAACATTAGAAACTTTAAAGATTCAGGATTTACCATAATAAGAGGCCAGTTTAATTCTATAGAAAATTTAAGTGTAATCAACTCTTCAGCTGTTAGGTTTATATGTTGTTGTACTTTAAGTGTAGATGGTTTAGATATTGAAGGTTCTATTAGTCCCCAAAACCAATTAGAAATAGTGCATGACTCTAAATGGAAACAAGCTATTTCTTTAACAAACTTTCACCTCGAAGAGGCTTCTAGTGGAGTTTATAACGATGGAGACGCTTTTTTAATATCGCAAGAAGGAGTATCTATATATTCTATGTTTGCTACTTATAATAATCATAACAAAGATAATAGGAATTTTCATATTTCAGCAGGCATGGAATATACCTTTGATAACTGTACAATTAATACTGTTGATGCCAATAACTTTTTAATTAACGATGGAAGTACAGGTTCGGGTATGGACTTTTTAGTGGATAATGGACTTAAAAAAGTTTTTATAAATGGGACTGCTTCAGAAAGGGTTAAATATTCTAATATAAGTAGAAATACAGAAGTATCACTAAATAATAAAATGTTAAGTTCGGGATTCAAAGTTATATCAAATTCAAGTCCTAAGCTAAAAACTTTATGGTGTAGCTCTGATACCAAGATAAATCTTGGTAACAACCCTAATAGATATTTAGATTTTGGAAACGGATCATCTTTAGATGTCGTAAATTCATATGGTAGATTAAATATTAAAGCTGGTTCAGTTTTACCTGACATAAATTTAGAAGCAAATACTCACACATTCAAAGATATAGATTCTAATACTATTATGAAGATAGGGAAAGAAACTATTGAACATAGCGGCATAATAGATTATCAACATAAAGAAAAGCAAGTTTCTGAACAATTTTTGTCTTTTAAAAACAAAGATAATATAACATTAAAAAACCTCAAATTAACAACGTCTCACAAATACAATACGATTGTTTTCAAAAATTGTTCTAATATTACTATTGATAATGTAGAAATATCTACAATTTATGAAAATGTATGGAGAGATACATTTTTGAAAGAGGGCAGTAAAGATGAGAATCGATTTATGAGAACTACTGCTATTTTAATAATAAATTCATTTAACATTAGAATAAAAAATTCTAAATTTAATAAAATACCAGGAGTTGGAATAGTAGTAGATAATTGCAGCAATGTTAATGTAGATTCTTGTACTTTTAGAGATATGGGAGGTAATTGTTTTAACTCTATTAATAATGGAGAGAAGGATTTAAGCTTTACTAATAATTTTGTTTACGGTTGTTATGATTCATTTGTCGGGGTACATTTGGCAGATAATGTAATAATAAGTAATAATGTTTTACATAAAACAAGTGACTTAAGAAAAGTAAATACGGGTTATGGAATAGATATTCCTGGGGCTTCCAATGTTATTGTGTCTAATAACACAATAACAGGCAACGGAACGCAGAGTAATATACATACCGGAATTGGCATACACATTCACGGATATCTTAAAAAAAGTGGCGAAAACATAATAGTTTCTAATAATATTATTTCTGGGGTTAATATAGGCTTACAAGTAGGGGAAGGAACTTCTATAATAAAAGTCCAAAGTAACATATTTACTAAAAATAACATAGGCATTAGAGTAGGGGATTCTAAAAACCTAGATATTAGTAGTAATATTATAAATGAAAGCAATGTTAGTATAGATGCTTGGAGTAATACAAGGGTAGTAAATCTTAAAATACACGATAACACTTTAGAAACCAAAAAAGGGTTAAGTGTAGGACCCAACACAATTAATACAAAAGTGTATAATAACGATATTATTGAATTGGAAGAATCTGGAAGTATCTCTAAAAGTAAAGAAGTTTACTTGAGAAATAACAAAAACGGAGAATTGAATGAGACAATTTATTTAGAAGCCAAAGAAGAATTAGAAAAATGCCCTATTAATGCTAAACGATACATAGTTAAAAATACTGATGAAGAGCTGGAATATATTTTCGATAGTGAACTTACTGAAGACGATGATGATGGTGATAATTATATTTTTAATAATTCGGGCTGTTTTAAGAAAGTTTAAGTAAGTTGTTGAATGCCTATAAAAACTGAAATGGAGTTAAGGTGTTAGGCATAGAAGTTAAAATAAGGTGTAAGAACGGGTTCAAGAGAAGAAGTGGAAAATATCCACTTCAATAAAGACTATATCTGTCTCCACTTGAAGTAATTGACAAATGCGGCAGTATCATAGTGAAATATAATGAAAACAAAAAATATTTTTTATAAAAAAGGTTTTAAAGCTTATATTTTTAAGAAATTAAATAGCAGGATTTATAGAACAAAAGGCGAATCTTCTAAAATTGGTTTAGAAATAGAACTGGGCGATATGTTTTTTGAGAAAGAAGATTATTGAGATGAAGTAGAATATAGAGCAATGCAAGCATTTATAAATGCTTTTGGTGATTTAAGACTATATGCTTTTGAATATAGGCCTATAGGAGAATAGAAACTTACACCCCTGAATTGTTTATTTAAAGGAATATAAATGAATATTAAAATATTTAGAGAAGACTTTAGTGCATTTAATTTATTAGAACAAAATGAATTACTTTTATATTGTAAATTTTTTCTTAAATTGAAAATAAAATCTGCTGTTGCTAAAAAAGATTTTAATTCTATTTATTTTGACATAATGAGGGAACTATCTGAATTTGAAAATAAACTAATTCATAAGTTCAGAAAAGAAAAACTTCAATATATAAAAATACAGAATAATATAAATTATAATTACATTAGAGATAAATACCCTGAAGTTTTTATTTAAAAGGTTATTATAGCATGGAGTGATTTGGTATCTAAAATAGGGCATAAAGCTAACGAAAACCAAGTTAGTACATCTAAAATAGATACTTATTATCCTTCCTCTAAAACCTGTTCAAATTGTAGTTCAGTAAAAGAGAGATTATTGCTCGAAGAGCGAATATTCTCGTGTTCTAAATGCAGTTTTGAAGAAGATAGAGGCATAAATGCTTCTATAAACGTACTAAATGAAGCATTAAGACTGGCTAGGATAGAATAGTACCAAACCAGTATAAAAAATTAATGACTGTGGGAGTTCTTATACCACTATAGAAATTGTTCTATAGAAGTTACTTAGAAGCAGTAAATAAGGATAGTATAACTTTTTATACTATTATATAGATTTATATTCTTTATATATATTTATATTTCTTTGCTATTATATTAAAATAAAAAGCCCTGGAATAAGTTTAATTTCTTTTAAGCTTATGAATAATGTTTCAGAAAATAAACTTAAACAAACAGCAAAAAGACAACTTCACAGAACAAATTCTGATGTGGTTATTTGCAATGATTTAAAAGTTATTAAAGAAGGAATTCATAAAGCATTTGCTGTTACTCAACATTCAACAAGAGAATTAAAAGGCAAACAAGATATTGCTAATTATATTGTAAGATAAACTGAAAATTAAACTTATTTTAAGGTTAATGTGTTATAATTATACTAAGAAAATACAAAAGGATAAAAAATGTTAAAAGCTGGAAGTAAAGTAAAAGTAATTTCAATAAATAAAGATAATCAAGGTCGTTTAAAGTTATATTCACCTAATATGGAAGACCTCATTGGAGAAACTGGTGTTGTAACTAAACGTAAAAATAAAAATGGATATGTTGAAGTTGACTTAGATGATTATGGACCTCATTGGTCATTTGAAAGAAGTGATTTAGAAGTAATTTCATAATAATATTAAAAGATTTTTAGAATAAAATTAGCGAAACCTATTTTTTGTTTTCCAAAAAATAGGTAAAAGTATATAGATAATTAAGGGATAGAAAAATGACATTAACAGTAAATGGAAACAAATTAACATTACATTATTTAACAGTAGTTGGAAGCACTTTACACGGTTTACACGGTGTAGATAGTGATACGGATGTTAAAGGAGTTTTTACTTGGGAACAAGATGTCCAAATGGGGTTATCGGATGCGCCAGAACAACTTGATAAAAGTATGAATAAAGAAGACAGAGCCGATTTAATGAAACAATTATCAGAAAATTTTGGAAGAGAATTTGATAATGATTTGGATTTATTTGAAGCAAAGAAATTTTTTAAAAATGCGATGAAAACAGATCCTAATATGTTGGATATGTTAAATGCTGATAAAGTTCAAGGTATGGTTATGTACTGCACAAGAGAATTTAAAGCTGTTCTTGATAATAGACATTTATTTCTTAATTATGAACTGGCCCATAAAAGGTTTACTGGAATGAGCTTCAATTGTCTTAAACTAGGCAAAAAAGAAAACAATAAAAATAAATTTAAAGACCTAGCAAAAAGCCTTCAAAGTTTATTTAGTTTTTGGAATTTGGTTAAAAATGGTTCATTTAATCCAAGATTAAATGAAACTCAAACTTTAACAGTTCTTGATGTTAAAATGAATTTAAGAGAAAAAAGTCATCAAGATTTATTTGAAGAAGTACAAGACTTTAGAAGTGCTTTTGAAGAAGAATGTAATGAACTTAATTTACCCAAATTAACAGAAGAAAAGAAAAAAGAGAATTTCAAAAAAATAAATACAATGTTATTAAATTTGAGAAAAGTCTAATAATTTAACTTTGTTTTAAGGTCGATGTGTTATAATTATATAAGACAGAAAGGAAGACAATATGAAAGACAATTACAGAATATACGGTAAATATGAAAGTATGAAACGATTTAGTCCATTAGATTTAACTGAAGGACAGTTTGTAACTAATTTAATTTACGCGAGTGTTTGGGCTGACTTAGATATTGTAACCAAAAAATGTAAGGAATTAAATGACATGAATAAAACGATGACTTTTGAAGTGAGAAAAGTCTAAAACAAGCAAAAAGTACGAGAAAAGTTGTTTAGTTACTAAAAACATTAAATAAATGTTATAATACATTATAAAATACATTACAAAAGGAAATAAAATGGCAAAGCAAAAAGGCGAAAGTATTCACAAAGAAAACGATAGAATGACATCATTGGGAAGTTCAGCAGTTTACAAAGAATACAAATTGAGAGATGCAATTTCTAAAGAGATGGAAAAAGATGGTGTAAGAGAAGCGGTTCTTGATTTTATATTTAGTGGAGACCCAGAAGCGGTGACACCGCTTCAAGAGATAAGAGACGCCCATAAATGATATTAAGTAGTAAACTGAGAACTATATCTTATATAAAAAAACTACTTAGTAAAAGATATGGTATTTATCACTTAAGGTGGCAAGTAAGCGCCTGGGTGATGCTTCCATTTATGATGTTATTAGAAGCGCACTTACCTTTATGGGGTAATTTAATGTTGGGACAATTTATTGGAGCACTAATATTTTATCCGATAGACACTTATATCTTCAAAAGTGAATCAACTACTTCTTGAAATATAAATATTATAAAAGCGGTATTAAAATAACGAAACGATATAGTATTATCGTAAAAAGTTGAAAGATTAAGTTCTGACCCAGACAGTGGAGAACACCTTGTTTAATCATTGTTTATACAAAGTGTAAAAAGAAATACAATAGTTCAGAAGTAATAGACTCATAAAACTATAAAGTAATTATTAAAAATAAAAGTTTTCAATAACCCAGCAGATACAATGTTTATAAAACAGCCTTACTTCGATATTTTTAAGTTAAGCAATAAGTTTTGAAATAAACTAAATTTGGAAGAATATATTGAATAGAAATTAAGTAAGATTAATATAGTATAAAGCGATAGACTAAAGGAAAATAATGAATAAAACAGAGAAAATAATTGAAGAAACACAACGAGAAGCAATAATTAACAGGCCTTATAATTTGGCCGGATCTATTAAAAGAGTAAAAAAAGATAGATTTAATATTACACAAGATAAAATTGAATTTTCAACATCAAATACCGTTCCTGCACTTATGAAATTATTTATGGAAGCTTTAGATAATCCTATTGATGTAGCGATTAAGGGCGGATGTGATACAATTGATATAAAAGTGGATAATAAATCAATAAGAATTAAAGATAATGGTTACGGTGTAAGTACAGAAATGCAAGGTGGCGAAAGTATATTATATAAAGCATTTTGTAAGTATAATACAAGTGCCAATTATCAAGAAAAAAAAGGTCAAGGTCAAAAAGGCGTAAATGGTATTGGTATTAAATTATGTACAACATTAAGTACATTATTTGAAGTAATCTCAGAAGATACAAATGGAAAGTTAAAAATAATAGCAACTGAAAATAATCTTAATCATAAAATAAAAGAACTTAAACCAACTGGAAAAACAGGTGTTGAGGTTTATTTTGAACCAGATTTTAATATTTTTGAAGTACAAGAAATAGATCAAGAACACATTAATAAAATGTATGAATATACATTGATGCAATCTTTAACATATTCAAATATAAATTTTAGATTTAATGGTAAAAATGTTAAAATTAAGCCAAAACAATTTATAAAATTGCTTAGTGAAGATTCTGTTATTATAGAAGAAGAAAAATATTTTATTGCAGTATTACCATCTGAATCAGGTGAATTTAGACAATTATCTTATATAAATGGTCTCGAAATCTCGAAAGGTGGATCACATATTGATTATATAGCCGATAATATTGTAAAATCATTAAGAAGTAAAATAGTAAAAAAATATAAATCTATTAAACCTTCAGATATTAAGAATAAATTAAATTTTGTTATTATTGGTAAAGATATGAAAAATATTGATTGGGAAGGTCAAGTTAAAGATACTATTGCTTCTACACCAGCAAATATTAGAAAATATTTTGAAGACTTAGATTTAGATAAATTTGCAGAAAAAGTTTACAAAAATAAAAATATCACAAATAGTATTATTGATTATTTTAGAATTGCTGAAGAGTTTAAGAAAAAACAAGAGATGGATAAACTTGGTAAAGTTAAGAAAAAAATTAAATCTGAAAAATATACTAGAGCAGTAGGAGAAAATATAATCCTTATAGTTTGTGAAGGTGCTTCAGCAAAAGGAGGGTTGATGCCAATTCTTGGTAGAGATGGAATTGCTTATTACGAATTAAAAGGCAAACCTTTAAATGCACTTGTAGCAACACAACAAAAATTTACAGGAAATAAAGAACTTACAGAATTATTTCAAATTATAAGACAAGAAGGTTTTAAATATGTTGTAACAGGAACAGATCAAGATTTAGACGGCATTCATATTGCTGCTTTAATTACCGGTTTTTATAAAAAATATTTTCCTAATGAATTAAAGAATGGAATGCTGGGTAGACTCCAAACGCCAGTGTTTTTTACAAGAGGAAAAGATAAAAATCCAAAAGAATGGTTTTATAATCTTAGAGATATACCAGATGAAAGAGGTGAATATATGAAAGGTCTTGGTTCTTGGGAACCCGAAGACTTAGAATACATTATCCAAAAAGATGGTCTTGAGTCCATGATAAATATTTTTGAAGATACTTGTAATTTAACAATAGATGAATGGCTCGGAAAAGATAGTGAACCTCGGAAAAAATATATTCAAGCAAATGATTTCGAATTAATTAAACTATAGTTTAATTAATTCTTAATAGTTAATATGTTATAATTATAAAAAGGAAATAAATGAATATCGATACACACAAATTTAGAAAGACTGAAATTAAAGATTTTATGGAAACAGAATTAGTTGATTATGCTAGCTATTCTACTTTAAGGGCAATTGCATCTTTAGCTGATGGCCTTAAAAATTCAGGGAGAAAAATAATTCATACAGTCCAAAAAAAGAATATTATCAATAAAACAAAAGTTACTAACCTAAATAGTATTGCTTCACTTGAAACGGAATATTTACACGGCGACCAAGTTTTAAATGGAGTAATTACAGGCTTAGCAAGAAATTTTGTGGGGACAAATAATATAAATGTGCTATATCCAAGCGGTAATTTTGGAACAAGATTTGAACCTGAAGCGTCTGCACCAAGATATATTTTTACATATAAAAATAATAACTTTGATAATATATTTAATAAAGAAGATTCAAATATTATTCTTCATCAAACATTTGAGGGAACTGACATTGAACCCAGATTTTTTGTACCAAGTTTACCGATGATTTTAGTTAATGGTGCTGAAGGAATAGCAACAGGTTTTGCACAAAAAATTCTTCCAAGAAAAGTCGAAACATTAAAAGAATTTATTAATTGCTCACTTAATAATAATCCACTACCAGATTTGCCACCATTTTACAATGGTTTTAAAGGAGTTATTACAAAAGGTACCAACCCTAATCAATGGGAAATTGAGGGTGTTTTTGAAAGAAAAGGAAAATCTAAAATAACAATTATTGAGTTACCTATTGGCTATAATCTTGCGTCTTATACAAAAGTATTAGATGATTTAGAAGATAAAAAACTTATAAAAAGTTTTACAGATAAGTCAAATGCCAAAAAGGGAACTTTTGAATTCGATGTTACATTAGATTCTAAAATCCTTAAAGAAACTGATGCTGTAATTAGAGCAAGATTAAAATTAGTAAAAACAGTTACGGAAAATTTTACTGTTATTGATGAAAATAATAAAGTAGTAGTTTATAATTCACCTGAAGAGGTGGTTAATCATTATATTAGAATTAAAAATCATTTTTTACAAAAAAGAAAAAATCATCTTGTTCAAAAGCTAAAAAATGATTTATTAATTCTTGCAAGCAAGTATATTTTTGTTCTAGGTGTAACTGATGGCCACATTAAAGTAAATAAAGTTAAAAAAGTAGATATTATTGCACAACTTAAGACTTATCCAAAACTAATTACTGTTGATGATTCTTATGACTACCTCCTTGCGATGAAAATTTATAATTTAACTGAGGAAAAACTTAGTGAACTACTTCAACAAATTAAGAATAAAAAAATTGATTTAAATGAAATTCAAATAAAAGATATAAAAGAAATCTGGAGTGAGGAAATAAAGAAATGTTAATTGAAAATGTATATAAGGAAAAAGAAAAAATAAATTATATTATTTCAAATAGCATACAAGAGATTTTAAAAAAGGGGTTGAGAGTAGCAGAGAAATCACTTGGTTCTTTGGAAGATGATATAGGCATTATGTTAAGAGCGTTGCAGTTAAAAAATAAGATTTATGACTATGTGGTTTTTATTAAATACAACGAATTATTTAAACGCTTTGAAGGTAAAGTTGTATATAGTCTTATTAATACAGAAAAAATGGATGCAAAAGAAGCTAAACAATGGGAAATTGAATTAGAATTCTTTTTTTAGGAGAGCGACATGAATGATAAAATAACTAGAATAACTGCAGTAAAGTATTCAAAAAATTCTGAAGACAATAGATATAAGTTATTTATGAATTTAGTTAATAAAGAGGAATTTGAAAAATTCCTCACTAATGAAGCAATAGATGTAGATATAACAGACAAAATTATTTGTGATTTTGTTATCGATAGCCACAAAAATTTTGTAAAGAAACTCAAAAAAACATTAAAAACATTAGATGGTATTAATGCGTCAGTTAAAATCAAACAAGATATAATTAATATTTTTTTAAGTGAAAACGCACTTTTAGAAACAGACATTTCAATTAATAATAACAAGAGATATATATGAAAATAATAGTGGCTGGTTCAAGAGATTTTAACGATAAAAAGTTGCTGTTTTCAAAAGTTGATAAAATTAAAATTTCATTAAATATTTCTGAAATAGTATCAGGAACAGCAAGAGGTGCAGATACATTAGGAGAACAATACGCTGTAGAAAATGGTCTTAAGTGCACTAAATTTTCAGCAGAATGGAATTTATATGGCAAAAGCGCTGGTCATAAGAGAAATTCGTTAATGGGTGAGTACACTGATTATGCCTTAGTTTTTTGGGATGGAAAATCTAGAGGATCTAAAAATATGATTGACACCATGAAAAAATTTAAAAAACCAGTTATTACTATTAAATATACTGAAATAGATATGTTTGAAGATTTCTAAAAAGGATTAAAAATGATAGAAAAAAAGTTACAGGCAGCACAAAATGGTTCATTTTAACTTTAAGAGTTTTAAGAAACCCGAACATACACTTGTGGTAAAAGAGGGGGAAAAATACTTATGGCCTCTTTTCCACAACCATCACTATATGACAAGTAATCAAAGTATTATAGATTCTTTACCTCGTTCGTCTAAGTTCTTCACATTTTATTGGATTAGAGAAAATAAAGAAATACTCATAGGCTGCTTAGGTGTGCTCAATCAAATTTCAAAAAAACCAGCTAGGCGAGTTACCAGAATGGTAATATTACCAGAATATCAAGGATTGGGGTTCGCTCCAATAATGTTAAATAATATATCTGAGCTATACTTAAAAGAAAATATTACAATGTATATTTCCACTTTTCATCCCAGGTTAGGAAATTATTTTGAAAACTCAAATTCTTGGGTAGCTTCAAATAATAATATGACAACTTTTAGAACAGCAACTGTTGAAGAAGGCCCTCTTAAAGATACTTTAAGAGATGGCGTGGCAATGTACAGATATCACTATATTGGAGGAACTGGATATAAACTAAATTTTAATCCATTAACTATAACTAAATATGAAGCTGAGCTTAAGAAAATGGACAATAATAATAAGGAATATAAAAATCTAAAGAGAAAATTACAATCTTTAAAAAAGATAGCAGAAACAGATTATAAAGAAACAACTCCTGAAGAGTTAAAGACTAGTTACCCTGAACATATCAAATCTAAAAAAGAGCATAAGCAACTCTTTAAGAAAAATAAACGAAAAACGCTAACTACAGCAGAGAGAAAAGCCAAAAAATTAGAACTTAAAATTAAAAAAGAGCAAACAGATGCTTTTGATGATTTTTAAAAAGGAAATATTATTAAAACAAAAATACAAGAAGATAAAATTACTAAGCAAATCTGTGAAAATTTTACTATTGAACATAATGGTGAAATAGAGTTTAAAGAGCATAAAATACCTAAAGATATGATTCCCAATGATTTTAATATTGGGTTAATTGTAGGTAAATCTGGAAGTGGCAAAACAACTCTTTTGTCTACTTTTGGAGATTGTAAGAAAGCAGTATGGGAAGAACATAAAGCGATAGCATCCCATTTTGAAGACTATAATGAAGCCGAAGAAAGATTACTAGGTGCAGGAATAGCAAGTATCCCAACTTGGTTAAAACCTTATAGTATTCTTAGTAATGGAGAAAAGCATAGAGCAGATTTGGCATTTACAATTGGTTCAGATATGGTTATTGATGAGTTTGTTTCTTATGTTGATGATAATGCTGCAATGGGTGTTTCCAATAGTATTCAAAAATTTATAAGAAAACAAAATTTTACAGGTATTGTATTTGCTTCACTTAATAAAAATCTTATTGAATATCTTCAACCAGATTGGGTATATGATGCAGATATTAAAACGCTAACAGTTAATTCTGAAATTTATGATATAGAATCTCTAAGTCCGATGAAATACACCAAACGAAAAGCATTTATGGAAATTAAGTAATGTTTAAGTACAATTAAGAAAGGAATACTATGATATATAGAATATATGATATAAATGAAAGTTATTGTCAATTAGAATCTGATGATATACAATTTAAAAAGAAAGTAATAGAAACTCTTTCTGTTTTTGAAGAAGGTTACAAATTTAGTGCTCTTTTTAGGGCTGGCGTTTGGGACGGCAAAAAACATTTTTACACCATTGAATCTAATACTAATATCCAGTTTCCTAAAGGGCTAGTTCCTTATATAATTAAAGATCTCCACAAACATAACTATCAATATGAATATGCTCCTATTAGTACTAGCTACGAACTCGATTTTGAAGTATTCACGGATTTTGTTAAAACATTAGGGTTACCTTTTGAGCCATATGATTACCAATTGAAGGCGGCACACGATATGCTTACACTCAGAAGATTAACTTTAAGAAGTGCTACATCAAGTGGGAAATCTTTAATAGCGTATTTATTTTTTAGATATATGCTAGCGAATAATATGAATTCTCTTTTAGTAGTTCCATCAATTAATCTTGTAGATCAAATGTTTACAGATTTTGAGGATTATGGTTTTAAAGACGCAGGGAAATATATTAAACAGATTGGTGGAGATCACAAAGGTTCAAAAGATTTATCAGAAAAGCCTATAGTGGTAAGTACTTGGCAATCTTTAATACGAATGAGTGCAAATGAATTCGAAATATTTGACGGAATCGTTATCGATGAAGCGCATTCTGTTAAGAGTAATTGTTTGGACAATATTATTAAAAGAGCCACTAAAGCAAAATGGAAATTAGGAATGACTGGGACTATACCAAGAACAAGGGTGGACAAGTTACAGCTGTTGGGTACCCTAGGTAGAGTACACCAGGTTATAAGCCCTCAAGGCTTAATAGACAGAGGGTTAGCTACCCCTATTAGAATAAATGCTTTGTATCTTAATTATAGTACAGGTGATAGGGATATGCTTAATAAAGGCAAAAAACCTGATTATACCAAAGAAACTAAATTTATTACTGAACACTATTATAGAAATCTTAAAGTAGCACAAATCCTTATAAAGTTAGCTAAGACTGGTAATGTTCTAGGTACTTTTGCGCATATAGCACATGGTGAAAAACTTTTAAAAATGTGTATTGAATTAAGGACAGGAAAAACAAATGTAGAACTTCTTCATAAGATAACCCCGAAGCCGTTACAAGAGGCTTTTGAAAAATGGGAAAGAAATTCTGATTTAAATTTTTATATGAATGCCCCTATAACCTTACTTGATAAGAAAAAGATTTTAAAAAATTTAGGGAAGATATCTACTATAGAAAGAGCTCACTTATTTTTAGAAAGAGTTCATTCTTTAGATGAGATAGGGATATTTCTTATAACGGGTGCAGTTTCGGGTTCTTCTAGGGAATATATCAGAAAGAATTTAGAGACAATTGATAATAGCAAAACAAATGAAGGTGCCATTATTCTAGGAGGCTGGGCAGTTGTATCGACAGGAGTAAACTTCAAGAACTTGCATTCTATAGTATATTGCTCTAGCTTAAAATCTTATACAAAGATAATCCAATCAATTGGCCGTGGAATGAGATTGCATAAATCTAAATCTATGGTACAAATTTATGATATGGTTGATATTCTAACAAGTAATAATCAGAGTGAAAGACCAAATTATGTTCTGAAACATTTTTATGAACGATTAGAATATTATCGTGAGGACGGCTACCCCATAGTAGAGAAAGAAATTATATTAGAAGGAGATACAAAAAGTCACGAAATCAAAAATTTTATGGAAGAATGGTAGTTATTAAGATTGTTCTAAGATTGTTATGTTATAATTATACAAACAAATTAGAACAACAAGGAAATTAAAATGAGAAAAGCAACAGGAACAACTACAGTAAGTGTAGAGTTAGTGACAGAGTTTAAAAGAAAAATAGTAAATTACATAACATTAATGAACAAAGCATTAAGTGGTGAAACATTATTTGGAAATAAAATACAGATGCCAACAAGAAACCTAAATGATATTAAAGCAGATTTCATTGTTAAAAGTACTATCATTTTAAACAAAGCAGGTTTAAATAAAAGTAGAGCTAAATCAATTTCTAAATATGTAATGGATAAAACTCTAGAAGAAACAATGGTTGAAATCGGTTTGTAAGTATAACTAATTATAAATATTAGTATATAAGAGGAAACTTTTATATACTAACTCTTTGCGGTCTTTAGTACATAAAAGTTTTAAACCGCAATTACTCTTATAAATTAATTTATAAGAAACTACAATGAAAATTCCCCAAATAAAACAATATTTAAAATAAGGGCCTTTCAATTAGGTAGAGTAACTTCAGAGATGACAAAAATTAAACTACGCAATAAACTCACGGGCCAAAAACGAACTCAAGAAGCTAAAGATAATAATAGTAGAGCCCAAACAGGC